TCGAGGTGGTGTTCATCGAAGACGACGGCGAGGTGACCGGCGCTGACGTGTACGGCATGTACGGCGACCAGAACACCGTCGAGGGTGAGCAGGCCCTCGTCGCGTGGTTGGCGGAGACCGGTATCGACGACGTCACCTGGGACGGCGATCGCGCATCGAAGCACGCCACCCCGAAAGCCGCAATGGCAGCCGGGGAAGCCGACGCCCGGGAGCGGCTCGCCGCCAAGGTGCAGGACGTGTACTCCGGCGAGTTCGATGTCGGTGGGCGGTCGTACACGATCGGTGACGTGAACACCACCTCACCGCAAGGGGTGTTGCCGATCAAGACGGATGTGTCCGGGTCGATCTACGACACGGACGGCGTCGAAATGGGGACGTTCAGTAGGTCGGTGTACGAAGACGGCACGGTGTTCAACCATGCGTTGAACATCTCGGTCGGCGAGCAGGGCAAAGGCATCGGGACGGCGTTCCTGGATCAGACCGAGGCCGGGCTCGGCGCGACCGAGTACCGGGTGGGCGCAGTTTCTGTCGGCAAGTACGCGTGGGCGGCACGCGGGTATCAGCTCGACGCTGGCTCGGGCTCGTCTCTAGCGTCGTTCACCCGTGACCGGTGGGTCAACGAGGCCCGGGCTCTCATTGGCAACCCTCAGAGCCAGGCCACACCGTTCACCCCGGAGATCACGTCGGCCGCTGAGGCGGTGTTCCGTTCGTGGTCTGACGACATCGGCTCGGTCTACCCGGCCGACCTGCTTGCCGTGGATCCCCGATTCAAGACGGTGTTCCTCAATGGCCCGTCGTGGGACGGTGTGCGTCGCGTCGGCGACCCCCGAACAGCGAACCTGGCCGTCGAGACGTTCCACCTCCAAGGCCAGCACGACCAGCAGACGCACGCCGGTGGAGGCACGGCCCGCCCGCTCGAATCAGGTTGGTCCGAGGGCGGGTTCAACACGATCCAGCACAAGAATTGGGGAAGCATCGACCGGGCCGACTGGGATGCCGGGGTCGACTCCATGCCGGTGCCCGCCACGTCGAAGATCATCGCTGTCGGCGACAAGTCCGTCCGGCTCGACTTCGTCGGGTACGGCAGCATCGAGGCTGTCGAGGTGCACTCCCCGGAGTTCTGGCGTGCCACAGCGGAAGCGAACAGGTCGCGACCTCTTGCGGCGATCCGCACGACGAAGGTGACCAGGGACGGCGTCGAGGTGCGCGAGGTCCAGTCCATCATCGTCGAACCGAAATGGCGGGGCAAGGACATCGCCACCGAGATGTGGAAGTTCGGCAAGGACCAGATCCCGAACATCGCCCACTCCATTGCTCGCACCGACGACGGCAAAGCATGGATCGACTCACTCGAACGGCAAGGCCTCGCCGTGGAGGGCGTCACCGTGTTCAGGTTCGACGAGAATCAGCCTCGTGTGCCCGCTGGTTCGTCCGGAGGCGGCCGCTGGGGTGGCGGCGGCCGTGATGGTCGTCCGATCCCTCCACCACCCGGCAAAGCCCGTCCAGCCCGTCGTGGGCGTCCTGCGGGTGTGCTCCCTGACGTGCCGTTCTCCGATGTGCGGATCGCGTACCGGCCGCGACACCCTGACGGCAAGGCCGACCCGGGTGAGATCGTGTGGGCGAAGATCCCGTTCGAGGAAGACGCGTCGCAGTCGAAGGACCGCCCGGTGCTCATCATCGGACGCACCGCCGACGGCAAGAACCTGGTCGGTGTGCAGCTCACCTCGAAGCCTGGTCGGTCGTCGGACGATCGGCTGCCGGTCGGGTCCGGGGACTGGGACAAGAACGGTCGCGAGTCGTACTTGAAGCTCGACCGGTTCGTGCAGGTCGACGACGCCAACTACCGGCGTGAGGGCGCGTACGTGAAGAAAGACGCGTTCCAGACCGTCGTCGACGAACTCACCGAACGCCAAGGCGTGAAGGACGTCGAACTCGCCGCCGGGATCACCGTGTTCCGGTTCGACCCGGGGCAGGCTCGCGACGACGACGGCCGGTGGACGTCGATCGGTGGAGGCTCGATCGGGTCGGGTGTCGCCGACCGCATCGCGACCGGTGAAACGATCCGGACATCACCGTCGGAGGTCGCTGGGATCGTCGCGACGTTCGCTGACATCACCGAAGGCACCGTTGACCTGACCGCGGTCGACGTCGACGGGTATCCCAACCTGTTCTCCGAGGTGCGTGGCAACACGATTGGCCGGGCGGACATGCCGCAGATCCCGAGGGTGCACATCGACGGGTTCCGTGACCAACTCGCCGAGCAGGGCGTCGGGTTCGTCGATGACACCGTGAACGCGTCGACGCTGTCGGCCACACAGAACGAACTCGACGGGGTCGCAGTGGCCCGCATGATCGAACGGATCCAGGACGGTTCGTTCGGGTCGGCGCATCGCATCATGGTGTCGTCGGACGGCCGCATCCTGGACGGGCATCACCGGTGGGCGGCCGCTGCGATCATGGAACTCGACGGCGACCCGGCAGCGTCACCGGTCGACGTAGTCCGTATCGACCTACCGATCGACGAGCTACTCGACCAGGCCCGCACCTACAACGCCGCCAACGGTGTCGCCGCCCGCACGATCGGCGACCGCCGGGTGTCGTTCTCGAACGCTTCGATGTCGCACCTGTCGTCGGAGATGCACCAGCTCAGCGTGGGCTGCGACGACTCGTCTTGCTCTCCGCCACCGTTCGGGACCGGCGGGTCGAACAAGGATCCGGCGACGATCCAAGCCGAAGTCGACACTCTCTCGAAGGCGCAACGCTCCCGGTACACGACGCGACGCGGTGAGACCCATGAGGAAGCGATGATGCGCGCCGTGCACGGCGGGTCCGACAACTCGGGGCTGCACGAGGCGACCGCAGAGGAACGCAAAGCGCTCGGTGTCGCACCCGGCATGCGGTACGTGATGGTCGCCAACTCGGCCGACGGCAACAGAAACGGGCTCGTCGCTCGCGGTGTCGCCCCGAACGGTCAGGTCCAGTCGACTTACTCGGAGGCCCACTCGAAACGGCAGGCCGAAGCCAAGTACGAACGCCAAGCCGATCTGCATCGGGCGATGCCGAAGCTCGACAAGGCGATCGCCGAAGACGCTACGACGAACCCGGACGCCGCAGCAGTTCAAGTGATGCGCGCCACCGGGATCCGCATCGACTCCGGTGGCGGCACCGCAGCGCGAGGTACCCGATCAGGCAAGGCCACCTACGGCGCGTCGTCGCTCGAAGCCCGACACGTCACTGTGTCCGGCGACGAAGTCCGGATCCGGTTCGAGGGCAAAGGATCGAAGCCCGTCGACATCACTGTGAACGACCCGGCGCTCGCGTCGACGATGAACGCCTGGAAGTCGGGCAAATCCGGCAGCGACCGCTTGTTCGACACGAACGCTGCGAGCACCGACGACTACATCGACCGGGTCACCGGTTCCGACTTCAAGAACCATGACATCCGCACGTACAAGGCCAACACGATCGCGATGTCGAGGGTGGCGGCGCTCCCGAAGCGGTACCCGTCGCAGGCGGCGCTGGAACGGGCACGCAAGACGGTCGGTGTCGCCGTGTCGGATATTCTCGGCAACACACCGTCGACGTCGTTGAAGTCGTACATCAACCCGGCGGTGTTCAACGACTGGGAGGTCGAGGCGTGACCGTCAACGCCACGACGACTCGCGAAGACGAGCAAGCCATGATCGACACGCTCGGCCGTCTCGTGAAGCTGGCCCCGGTGTTCATGTCGGAGCAGTCCGACGCCGAAGCAGCCGGTGACCCCGAAAACGACGAGGACGACGACGACGAGGAGGTGTTCACCGTCGACGGGCTCACCGTGTTCCACCTCCGAGGCCAGCACGATCAGCAGACGCACGCCGGTGGGGGCGCTGCTCGACGCCCGTTCGTCGCCGAAATCTCTGCTGAGGATCGGCTGTCGGCGTTGTCGGACATCTACGACTTCCAGATCACCGCCAACGGCGAGAAGTACACGGTGCGGGCGGAGATCGAGGAGTTCGCTTCGTTGACGAATCCAGGCACGACCGACATTTCCATTGCTGGCACAATCGACGCCCCGAACGGAGATCCCGTAGGGGACTTCCAACGCACGATGTACTCGAACGGCATCGTGAAGAACGAGTACCTGACTATCGAACCGGAGTTTCAGAACCAGGGGATCGGCACCGAGTTCGCCGAGCGCACAGAGCAGGGGCTCGCCGACGAACTCGGTGTGTTCACGTTCGAGCTGAACGCCGTCGATGTTGGCCGGTACTCGTGGGCGGCGGCGGGGTATGGGACTTACACCGACTCGACGATCGAGGAATGGCAGGCGTACGCCCGGTTCGAGGTCCGCAACGGGGTGCTCGGCTCCGACAACGCCAAGTACCGTGAGTTCGAGGCGGTCATGGCCCAATGGGACGACAACCGCAACGAGATCGAACCGGTGTACGGCGCTGATCTCCTCGCGATCTCTCCACGGTTCAAGCAGGTGTTTCTCAGCTCGTCGTCGTGGGACGGCGTCAAGTTCCTCGACCCGACCCGCTCCGCATCTCTCTCGATTCTTCGCGACGATCCCGGATCTCGGTCCCCTATCACGCAGGCGCTGCGTTACAACCCGGATCAGCCTCGTGTCCCTGCTGGTTCGTCGGACGGCGGCCGCTGGGGTGGTGGTGGCGGCCCGGGCGGGTTCGAGCAGAACCCGGCAACACGCGAGGACGGCACCCCGTTCCCGTACGACGACGTCGAGTCGTTGAGTGACCAGTACGCCGGGAACGAATCGAACGCCGGGAAGTTCAAGCAGGACGGCGCAGCGACGGTCGTGCTGTACATGGGTGAGGAAACCCGGCAGGAGATCGCCGACGAACTCAACGCACAGACCCTGGCCGAGATGGACTCGTTGCAGCGGATCATGATCGCGCAGGACATCGAGAACGACATCGCCGACTTCGGTCTGCGTGGCGAAGTGGTGGGGCGGCTCCCGCTCGGTGTCGCGATGCAACTTTCGACGGCGGCTAAAGCCTGGCGAGTCGACTACCCGAAGTCGGAGGTGACCGAACGCGTCCAGGTAGCGGTCGAAGCGTTCACGGCAGGCGGCGACCCGGCAGCCATGTCGGCGATCGTCGAGGAGGCGACCGGGGTCACGGTCGCGCACGGCGCAGTCGATTGGCGTAACTCGCAATGGCAGCAGTCGGCAGTCACCCCTGGCATGGTGGCGTTCCATCTCGCGATCGCTGAACAGAAAAACCTGTCCGCAGCAACGGCGGCACTGAACGGGTACTACCCGGGCGGGGCGATGGACAAGGCCAAAGGCATCCGGAACCTGATGCCGACCACGATCAACCACATCATCGAGGCTGACCAGTTCGCGATCGAGGACACGATCCTGAACGGTGTGCGACGCGACAACCGGTCGACGATCACCGTGTACCGAGGTGTGAAGGACTCCGGTCACTCAGCGACCAACATGACCGGCGCGACCGTGACGCAGGGCAACCCGTTGTCGTCATGGACGACTGACATCGGCATCGCACGCCAGTTCGGCGGGGAGCACTCGTCGGGCGGTGGGTGGATGATGCGCGCCGAAGTCCCGATCAACCAGATCGTCGGGATGGCATCGACCACCGGGTGGGGTTCGCTGCGCGAGCGCGAGGTCATCCTGCTCGGCAACCCGATCGACATCGAGGAACTCACCCCGGTCAACAGGGAGGCATGACGTGATGATCATCAACATCGACGACCCGATGGTGGGCGGCCCCGACTGGATGCGCGACACCCTGACCGCCACGGCGGAGCTGGCGTTCGACGAGAATCAGCCTCGTGTTCCCGCTGGTTCGTCGGACGGTGGCCGCTGGGGCGGCGGATCCGGTGGAGGCCAGTACAAGGGTGCAGCGGCAGCGGAGACCGAACGCGTAGCGAAGGCCGCCCGGCGGGGTGTCAACCAGTCGAAGTTCGATGGTCCGGTCATGCACCGCGGCCTTGCGATCAACGTGTCTGACGACCTGAAACGGCGCATCGACACTCAGATGTACTCGGGGGCGGAGCCCGACGAGTTCAACCAGCACCTCCAGCTCGGGCCGATCATCGCCGACCAGCTACTCGGCTTCGAGGGCCATCAGCGCATCGAGTCGCTGAGCGGGCTCGGCCAGTCATGGACCACACGCGAAGGCGTCGCCGAGTCGGTGAACGCCGGGAGGGGCATGAATCTGGTCGTGAAGGTCACGGCCAGGGCCCGTCAGTCCGACATCCTCGTCCAAGAGGTCGACACCCCCGACGGCCGCACAGCGTTCGTCGACGCTGACGGCAACTCGGTCGACCGGAACCGTCAGGGAAGCATGGTCGGAGGCGAAATGGAGGTCTGTGTCGACGGCCGCACCCCCGTCGACATCATCGACGTCCAGGTCAAAGTTGGGGGCCATTGGGAGTCGGTGTGGGGGCAGGACAGCGACGGGTTCGGTGCCGGTGCGGAGGAGCTGTACCGGCGTTACCCGAGCCTTCGCGACGAGCTGGGAATCGCCGTGTTCCGGTTCGATCCGAATCAGCCTCGCAACTCCGTCGGTCGGTGGGAGACGATCAACGAGATCGACAGTCGAGGTGGCATCGACCCGAAGTGGTTGTCGCCGGAGGCCGCTGAGGAGTATTGGCGAAGGAAGTCCGCCGGTCGGCGTGACGGCCCGGTCGACTGGGAGGAAGACGGCGACGAGATGGCGGCGTCGGTCGAGGTGTTCCATCTCCAGGGCCAACACGATCAGCAGTCGCACGGTCGGCGTGGAGGGGCCGGGTCTGGTAGCGCCACCATTGTCGACTTGGGTGACATCGACGACGGCGAGCTTGTCTTTGCTGCTTCCCAGAGCCTCCCGTCCGGCGCTTGGCCTGGACGGCATGAGACCGCCACGTCTAAGCTGTACGCAGCGTCATCCGAGGATCCCGAGTTCACTGACGCCCACCACGCGTACCGGGGCGGCATCTCGCACCAGATGAACACCTATCTGCGGACCGGGGAGATCCCGCCGCTTCAACCGCTCTCTGCCGCTCACGGCCCGGCGACGTGGGTGATGGTCGAAGCTGACGGGACGCTCATCCCGGTCGATTTTCGTCGGAAGGACGTGGTCCACCGGGCACTGACACCGGAGGAAGCGGGCCCGTTCAATCAGCGGATCGAGGCCGAACGTCAGGCGAGAGCTGCCGACAGTTTGCCGGGGAGGGTGCAGGCACTGACCGAAGGAATCGACAAGTACGGTCAGACGGCCCCCGAGTACGTGTATCGCGGTCAGGCGGCGTCAGCCTCTGGATGGCCGGAGTTCCAGATGCGTGTCGGTGACGAGTTCGAGAGCCCCGGGTTTATGTCCACGACGCAAGAGAAACGAATCGTTCAAGACTTCGCACGCAACCCGATCGTCGGGGATCCCGACACGCGTCGAGTGGTCATGTCGGTGAAAACGAACGGAGCGAAAGCCCTTCCGATCATGGCTCAGGGTTCGATGGTCGACGACGGCATCGACGAAAGAGAATGGGTGATGCCACCCGAAACGCGTTACCGAGTCGTGAACGTCACTGACTATGTCGCCGGTGGGGTGACGGTCAGAGCTATCGAGACCGAGGTGATCCAGTGACCGTGCCCAGAATCAGTGCCGACCTTGGCTGGGTGCTGGTCCGCAGGGGCCCGCTTGACGACACCACAGCCACGTTCCATCTTGAGGGCCAGCACGATCAGCAGTCGCACGGTCGGCGTGGGGGAGGCGCACAGTTCGAGCCGATCAACGCGAGCGAAGCGCGCGGGGACAGCCGACCGGTGTCAGCAGACGAGTTCCAACGACTCGCCCGTATCGGCCGGGCTCAGCTCGACGAGTTCGCCGCCAACTCGCAGCCGATCGGACTCGACGAGAACTGGGACGAGATCCGACAACGCGCTTTCGTCGAAGCACAGAAATCGTGGGGTGGGGCCACGATCGACGCCCGCACCGGCGAGTTCCTTCCCGACGGCGCAGACAAGTACGCGCTCACGGTGAAGGACAACGGCGTCGACACGGTGAGCGTCCCGGAGGACGCCTCCCGCGAGCAGTTCGACGCAGCGATGGACCAGGCCAAGGCGAAGTTCCGGACGGTCCTCGAACGCCAGAACCACTACCTCGGTGTGTTCCACGACGACGACCTCGACCGGATCGACTTCGACCCCGTCACTGTCGTCGACAACCTCGCCGACGTCCACACGATCGGCGCAGCCACACGCGCGATCGGTGGGGCCTACCACTTCGCTGACGGCAACGGCTACTGGCCGCCGCACGTCGCCGACCGGGAAGAACTTTCTGTCGGACCGTATGGTTCAATGGGCTCTGTGATCGTGACCAAGTTCAAGGGGCCGGGCGAATGGAAGCGGCAGGCGAAGCAACTCGAAGGCGCGCCCGACGCTGCACCCGTGGCCAAGGCGAAGCCCGCCGCCAAGCCCCGCCGGTTCGTCGACCCCACCGTCTAACCGTCGGGGTGGATCATCCGCATCGCGAACGCTGTCGCGAGCGTCAACTGCTTCGATCGCGGCACGCCCGCCCATCCACGGTTCTCCATGTCCGACGCGATGACGGACACCAGGAACGCCCCTTGCTCGCGCTCGGATAGTCCGGCGTCGCGTGCTGCGGCGAGGATCTGATCGAGTTGGAACGTCGTGAACGGGTGGACCTCCCCGCCGACGAGGAACTGGTCAGCAACCCGCAGCGACGCGGTCTTCCATTGGGCGATGCCTTCGATGTCCAACGGGATGCCCACCTCGCAAGCCTGCCACATTGTCGCCCCGTGTGAGACAATGTTTGGATGAGTGACACACCGACAGAACCGACCGACCCGATTCACGACGGCGCGACCGCTGAGATCCCGGCCCAGTGGGAGGGCATGACCGACGACGAGAAAGACGAAGCTGTCGACGACGAAGCCACCGAAGGCAACGAAGACGACGACACCGATGAGTCTGAGGAGCCCCGCCGGTTCGTCGACCCGGACTCCGTCTCAGAGTGACGTACAAGGCACTGTTCGGTGACAGCCGTCTGATCCTGCCGACGTTGGCGACCAGCTCGGTGCAGATGGTGTTCACGTCCCCGCCGTACTTCGGGCAACGCCGCTACGGCGACGACCCGGAACACGAGATCGGGTGGGGGAGCATCGACCATCACCTCGACGAGATGGCGCAGTGCTCGACGAGCTTCATCGGGTGACCGACGACGACGCCACCGTGTGGTACGTCATCGGCGACAAGCGCTCCGGGTCAGGCGGCGCTGGCGGTGACCACGCGAAGACCGGCGCGACGAAAGGCTCGAAGCACTGGATCCCGCACTACGGCAAACCGGACTACGCCGACCTCGCCACCGGGCAGGCGATGATGGTGCCGTTCCTGTTCGCTCAGATGGCGCAGGCCCGTGGCTGGCTGGTGCGGTCGGTGATCGTGTGGGACAAGTCCCCGAACGTGAAACCGGAGAGCTTGAAGCACGCCAACCGGCCCCTGTTCGCTCACGAGTTCATCTTCATGCTGGCGAAGCACACGAGGCACCGGTTCAACCCGAAACGGCTCGTCGAGAAAGGCGACGTGTGGCACATAGCGCCGCACCGCGGAGCCAAAGCGGTCCGGCATTACGCGCCGTTCCCTGCTGCGCTGCCCGAACGGGCGATCCTCGCGACGACAGAACGCGGCGACGTCGTGCTCGACGTGTTCGCCGGTTCGATGACGACCCCGCGCGTGGCGAACGATCTCGGACGCAAAGGCATCGGCATCGAGCTGTACGACCCGAACCACATCGGGGGTGAAGTGTGATCAACGAGATGTTCCCGCACGGGATGCAGGCGTGGATGAACGTCGATTTCGACGACCCGTACCATGACCTCGCTGCCCGTCATCTTGTCGGCCCGGAGTGGCTGGTGCTGCGCCCGCAGTTGACGACGGTGCGGTTGGCGGTGATGACGTCGGAGAGCGCGAACGTGGAGCACTGGTGTTACGGGTCGATCCCGGAGGCCGTGTTGGCGTGGTGCACGTACCCGCGTGTGTTGTCGGGCTGGACCCGCCACGTCGACCGTGACTTCGTGCACCACCACCCGGACTGATTGTGTCGGTCGGTGTGAGACACTAAAGGTTGACTCCGAACTTGCCGATGAAAGGGCATGACCATGCGAAACCGTCTCCTCCACCCACTCCAGGCCCGCCGGATCCGTCGCGCTGTCGCCGGACACCGGTACACACCTGACGCCGAAACTGTGGCCCGTTGGGCGGCAGAGGACGCCGACTTCGAGGCCCGCCGCGCCTGTCAGTGGCTCGACGCCGAACTGGCCGCACGATGACCGACGTCGTCGCCGATCGTGTCATCGAAAAGCAACTGGTCTCAGCGCTCCGGCATCTGACTCAGGTCTACGGATCGGAAAACGTCCGGACGACCGTCGACAAGGTGATCGTCAACGAGGCGTTGCTGCGTTCGACGACGGATTCCCATGTGTGGGCAGCAGAGTTCGCGAAGGTCCGCCCAGAGATCGACCAGGGGCTGATGATCGGCTGGTTCTCGAACTGCGCGGCGACCGCTGTAGACCTGGAGCGGGCAGCCCGGGAGTCCGAAATGGAGCCACCGTCCGTGGACCTCGGGCTGTCCGAATGAACCGGCATCTGTCCCGCACGGGTGACGGCGAGACGTCTCAGATGTCGGCGTCGATGGTCGATACGACCCTCACGGAACGCCACGAGCGTGTCCTGGCATGGGTGGGCCCGATGTGCCCGGCGACCGACCTGGAGATGGCTCAGGGCCTCTCAGCGGCCGGGTACGGGTCTGAGGAGTCGTGCCGTCGTGTCGTTCGCACACTGCGCGAGGAACACGGCCGACTCGTCCCGGCGTTCGACATCAACGGTCAGATCCGGCATCTGAACACGACTGGCCGTTGGGCCGAATGCTGGAAACCCGGGCACGTCACACCACCGGCACGACGCGTCGAAGACACCGTCCTCGCGAGAGTCGCCCGCTGCGAACATGTCGAGCATGAATGCGTCGAGCACGTCCGGTTCGACGGGCACGCCTACTACCTGGCGTCGGACCTGCTCGACGCGCTCACCACGTTCGACGACCTCGACGTCCCTCACGTCGCGCCGGTGGACGAGGCTCCGTCGGACAGACTGTTCTGATGGGATCCAAGATCGAGTGGACCGAGGAGACATGGAACCCGACAACGGGCTGCGACAAGGTGTCGGCTGGCTGCGACAACTGCTACGCGATGCCGATGTCCGCCCGGTTGAAAGCGATGGGTTCGGCCAAGTATCAGAACGACGGTGATCCCCGGACCTCGGGGCCGGGGTTCGGGTTCACGGCCCACGCTGACCTGATCGACCGGCCGTTGCGGTGGAAGCGGCCGCGTAGGGTGTTCGTGAACTCGATGTCGGACCTGTTCCACCCTGGCATCGGTCAGGCCGAGAACGTCAACGGGTACCCGTTCCTCGCGCAGGTGTTCGCGACGATGGCCGCAGCATCGCAGCACACGTTCCAGATCCTGACGAAACGCCCGCAGATCATGCGCGCCGTGCTCGCCGACCCGATGTTCCGTCTGGACGTGAACGCTGCGCTGATGTCGCGCGGGTTCTCGGTGATGCCCGGCGGGATGACCGACCCGGACTTCCAGTGGCCGTCGAACATCTGGTTGGGCACGTCGATCGAGTCCGACATGTACACGTTCCGTGCCGACCATCTCCGCCGGTGCGGGGCCGCAGTCCGGTTCATCTCAGCCGAACCGTTGCTCGGGCCGCTGCCCTCGTTGGATCTGACCGGCATCGACTGGCTGATCGTCGGCGGCGAGTCGGGCCCGGTCGCCGATGTCCGCCCGATGCACCCTGAATGGGTCCGTGACCTACGCGACCAGGCGACCGAGACCGACACCGCACTGTTCTTCAAGCAGTGGGGTGCGTGGGGCCCGGGCGGGCACCCGTACCGGGATTCCCGGTACGTGGATCTCGGAGGCCGCTGGCAGCCGTGGGCCAGAGACGGTGCTGTGCTGATGAACTTCGCCCGCAAGTCGCGGCACGGCAACGAGCTGGACGGCCGAACCTGGACGAACTACCCCGATGTCTGAGGACACTGTGTCGTTGTTCGTGTGCCCGACGTGCTCGCTGATGATGAACCGTTACCGAGTCGTCGACACGACCCGGCGAGGTCAAGCCAAGTCCTTCGAGTGGCGCTGCTGGGACTGCGACCACACGTTCGGCGGCGGCATCGAGCAGGGAATGCTCGACCTCGGGCCGATCACGCCACTCGATCTCGGCGTCGTTCGCGCAGAGTCGTTCGCTCACAACGACTTCACCATGTTCTATGAGAACTGGATCGGTGTCCAGCCTGTTCTTGGCGTGGATGATCCGCCGCCGCCGTACAAGATCGAGCTGGACGTCACACCCGACGACTGCGCGATGTGCAGCGAACCGGTGCTTCCGGGTGAGCCGACGAGCCCGTTCCCAGTGCACACCGCCGACGGCCTCAAGCCGATGCACGTCGAGTGCGCGCTCCGGTCTGTCATGGGTGGCTGGGGCCACCACGAGGACCACGCGTTGTGGTGCGGGAAGATGAACGACCCGGACGGTGGCCTGTCGTACCGGGAGTCCGCCAGACGGGTGTACGAACACTTCGACCGAACCAGCTGAAACTGTCGGTGCCTGTGCGACAATGACAGGCATGAAGACATACCTGATCCCAGTCACCCACACCGCAACCGTCGTCGTCGACCACAAGATCGAAGCGAAGAACATGCAGGACGCCATGTTCCGTCTCGGCAAGTCGATCTCCGACGCTGCGGACCCGTTCGCCTGCGTCGAGCCTGACGGCGAGATGGACGTCGAGGTCACCGCCGGTTCGCCGCAGATCATCGCCGACGACGAAACCCTCGACCTCACCACGGACGCTGAGGCGCTCGCTGAGGCTGACGGCGAAGCCGAGCCAGCGGCGGCGCGTCGTGAGTGATCACCCGGAGTGCGACAAGGTCGCAGCGGTTCATGAGCAGTCGCAAGCCATCGGTGATTTCATCGAGTGGCTCCCGTCGAAGGGACTGACCATCGCAACGCGTTTCTGCCTCGAAGCTGAGCGGGACATGCAGCACGCGTGTTCGGCGCGCCCCGAGGACTGTGAGATGTCGGAGCGGTTCATTCCGGCGTCGTTCCAGATCAACACGTTGCTCGCCGAGTTCTTCGGCATTGACCTGGCTGCCGTCGACCGGGAGCAACGGGCGATGTTGGATCGGATTCGGGCGGTCAACGCGTGACCGTCCCAGTTCGTCGCCGGTATCGGAAACGCCCGGTGGAGTGCGAGGCCGTCCTCTGGGACGGCACCGTCGAAGCTGCCACCCCGATCATCAACTGGATCCTGGAATGTGACGGGACCGCCCGCTACCACGAGGAGACCCGTGAAGGCATCGCCCCGTTCCGGCCGGACGACATCAACGTCATAGTGACCCCAGCGTTCCTGGCGATCGACACGCTCGAAGGGACGATGAAGGCGTCGCCCGGCGATTACGTCGTCAGGGGAATCGTGGGGGAGTTCTACCCGGTGAAGCCGTCAATCTTCGAGGCGTCGTACGAACCGTTGTAGACGGGTCTCTGAGGCCGCGCCGGAGCAGATGCAGGTACCAGGCCTGCCCGAAGGTGGTGGGCCACTGAGTCCGGCTCATGCACGGCCATGCCCGACATGATCTCGGAGCAACCACGAGAGCTACCACATGACGCACGTCTGTGCCAAGCTGGTCGTCGGCACCGTCACCGTGTCGGTCCGGAAAGGAACCAGCTTCATGCTCCGTCTACACATCCTGCGCCTGGTCTTCGTGGCCTTGCTCGTCGCGCTCTACACCCTCATGTTCCCCAGCTTCGCTGCGGCCGCTGACGGTGTCGTCGACCCGGGTGACACCGTCGCGTCGATCGGTCTGTCGGCGTTGTCCGTCACCCTGCTGATCTCGGTGTTCATCCCAATCGTCACGGGGATCGTCACGAAGCTGAACACGTCCGGCCAGATCAAGGGTCTCGTCACCCTCATTCTCAACCTCATCAACGCCGCTGTCGTCGGGGCAATCACCTCGGACGGTTCGTCGGTGTTCTCCGAGGAGACCCTCATCGCCGCACTGGTCGGTATGGCGATCTCGGTGGCGTCGTACCTCGGGTTCTACAAGCCTGTCGACATGAACGCGAAGCTGGCACCGACCAAAGGAATCTGAAACGGTAGGGGTCAGGCCATGTCCGGGGAGACAGGCCTGACCCCTTCGTTGCGTCTGTGGGCGTGACCGGCGACTGCTACGTCGTAGCGCACTACACCGTCGGTGTCGTCGTCGCTGTAGGTCATGGTCGGTTCGATCGTGATGACTGGCATCTCGATGGTTTCGTCGTCGATGGCGTTGAGCACGAACGCGAACGCCGCTTCGATCGAGTCGACAGTGGTGGAGAGTCGGACGTGTCGCGTGTAGTCCACCTTGGAGTCGATCCAGCTCACGCGTCGACCAGCAGGCCGTTGGTCCGCAGTAGCTCTAACGCTGCCGGGTAGTCGGCTCTCACGAACCGGACGGCCACCTGTTTCGACGCCCATTGTTGGATCCGGTCGAACTCCCAGTCGCTGACGAGTTCGGACAGGCCAGGTTGGATCTTGATGTCGTCGACACGGAACGGGTAGCCGTTGAGAGCGCCACCGGTGCGGAACACCGTGTGGTCGGGATGGTCGGTGGTGAGCTGATCGTTGAAGCCTTGTGTGCCGATGGCGATGATGCGGGCGTGACGGTCCATGCCGCTCATCCTTCCATGTCGTACGACACAACACACCTCGTACGGAATGTCGCACATGGTGGTACAATGACCGTGTCGGATCAACGGAAGGAAACCACTGTGAACGAGACCTACGCCACCGTCATCGCAAGCACCGGCCGCCACGGCTACACCGTCGCCGCCCGCACCGGCTCCGTCATCAACCACACCCACATCGGCGGAGGCTCACCGGAGGAACTTCGTGTTCGAGCCGAACGTCTCTACCCGACCCGTCTCATCGTCATGCCGGGCGACCCGGCCCCCTGGAACTGAAAGGCCACACCGTGTTCATCACCCTCACCTTCGTCTCTCTCGCAAACAGCGACGGCCCAACTTTCCTCGACCGGACGATCAACGCCGTCACGATCGAGTCGTTTGCGGAGGCCTCCTACCACGACGGCGAACGCAACCAGGTCGGCACGAAGATCACCTGGAGCGGTCGGGGCGGAAGTCACGTCGCGATTGTGACCGCAAGACCAGAGCAGATCGCGAAGGCGCTCGGCGCTCAGGATCTCACCTCCTGACTGTGGATCTGTCGCACACCGTGGTACACTAACAGTGTCGGATCAACCCTGAAAGGACAACATGCCTGAAATCTGGATCTCCGCTGACGGACTCCCCGCCGAACTGACCCTGGTGGACTTCGCTCCGCTCGCCGACGGCGACGACGGCTGGTTCCCCGAAGGCCCGGGTGAGCGCCCACCACGCGCCTACGAGATGCGAGTCGGCCCGAACGTCGTGTGGGAACGAGTCGTGTTTCCCGTTGCCCCTTGGTCACCGTACGACGCCGTCGCTGACATCCTGGTCGCTGAGGGCTGGGCACCACCACCCTCCGATGACGACGCCGAATGTGAGCACGGCATGTCGGCCAGGCTCTGCTCCGGCCCGAGGCACTACTGATGACCTGCGACTGCATGGTCGAGACCGACCCGTTCGACGGTGAGGAACGAGTCCTCACGCACTCGATGCGATGCGCTGAACACCCCGAGCATGAGCCACTCCGCCCCTCGTCACCGATGAGGATCTCCGCTGCCGAGGGCGCTCACCTGACCGCTACGGATCGCCGCAACATCAAAGCCCTGCTGGCCTATCCCGGGTTCGAGCACGGCCGGGCGTTCAACGTGGGCCGCAAGGTCTACACGATCTCACCGAACGGCAACTACTGGGACGTGAAGATCACCGAGACCGGTCGCGACGACTTCGGTCGCCCCGTGAAACGCACCTACCTTTCCCACGTCACCATCGTCTGAAACGTCGCACACCGTGGTACACTTACCTTGTCGGATCAACCCAGGAGGAAAAATGAAAGCATCGTTCGAGAGTTGGATGGAAAAGGTCGACGCCGCTGTCGGTTCGCTCGCCGGGCTCAGCGTCCACGACCTGGCCGACATCGCCTTCCGCGACCTGTACGAAGACGGTGTCAGCCCACGCTCAGTCGCCCGTATGGCGCTCGCAGAGGAGGGATTCTGATGGCCGTAGCGGTCGAGGACACCGACACCCTGTTCCAGAAACTGACCGGCGGCCTGAACCGGCTGCTCAGCAGCGAGTTCGGCATCGACGCTGGAGAGCGACGCGCAATCGAGAACACGATCGACCAGATCATTGAAGACCCCGAAGACAACGCCGACGAGCTGGCTTCGTTGGCCGCCTACCTCGGGGTGAGGCTCTGATGATTGAACCGAGCGAAGGCATCGAGTTCGAGATCGTCGAGTTGGCTCACGAGGAGGGCTGCATCGAGTGCGTCGTGTGCGTCGTCGACGCAGAGATCATGGCGAAGGTGACCGGGTCGACTGGTGCCACCTACAGGAACTCACCGGGCGATCACAAAGCCGTCGTCCGACGTGTCGCACGACCTGCGACGACAGCCGGGGAGGAGGTCGGCCTGATGAACTGAACCACCCGACAGGACTGTCAAGAGGAACCCTCGCTTCGGCGGGGGTTCTTTCGCGTTCCCGGCCCGTTGTCGCAGGAAATGCCACACCCGCCCGTCGACTGGTGCCTATGATGTCGAACAGATGGACCACCGGCCCGTAGGACCGACCCGTCGTAGCTCGCTCCGCAGGGGTGATGCGCCAAACCGCAAGCCGTCGATCCACGCCCGTAGGGCGCTCGATGATTCTGTGCCGATCACCGGCGCGTCCCTGGTTTTTCGTGAACACCCTGCACTCAAGGAGCTACACCGTGGCCAAGCCCGAAGACAACGCCGACGACACCGTCGAGACCGAGACCGTGGAAGTCCCACAGGATCTCTCGACCCTGTCAGCCGTCGAACTGTCGACCATCCAGAACAAGCTGACCGCCCGTGGCCGTCAGCTCGCCGCTCGCATCAGCAACGGCGTCGAACTGTCGACCGAGGAAGTCGCTGAGGCGAACCTGCTCAGCGAACTCGACGACGAAGTAGTCGCCGAGATGTCGGCCCGCAACGACTCCAAGGCGGAGCTGGCCTCCAGCCTGGCGCGTTTCGCTGTCGCCGAAGCCGACACCGACACCGACGAAGACGCCGATGAGGACACCGACGAAGACGGCGACGACGCCGACACCGACACCGACACCGCACCGGACGCCGACGCATCCGCCGACGAGTTGGCCCTGTTCAAGAAGGGCCACGGCAAGAAGAAGGATCCGAAGCCAAAGCCGTTCGCCAAGGACGACGATGAGGAGGAGGAGATGGCGACCAGCCCTCGCCGCAGCTTCCGGGGCGCGAACATGGCCGAACTGGCTGCGAACTCGCCTGCGTCGAAGCCGAAGAACATCCCGGTCGACATCGACACCGCCCAGTACCAGTTCTCGATGGAGTCGACCCGTCAAGCATCCGACGGTGCGGGTCAGCAGTTCTCCAGCCCGGCTGAGGTCGCGCAGGCCATGTGGAAGAAGCGGATGAGCTTCGGCAACATCCCGCAGGGCAGCCGCGACGAGATGTCCATCGCGACGGGCACGAAGGTCTGGAACGAGGAACTCCCCTCGCTGGGCCTCGACCCGATCGAGAACCTCAAGTCGTTCAACCAGCTCACCGAGCGTGGCGGTCTCGTCGCATCCGGCGCACAGTGCACCCCGCAGACGCAGTTGTACGACTTCTTCCGGCTCGCCGAGCCGATCCAGGACGTCGAGAACGCCATCCCGACGGTGCAGGCCCCGCGTGGCGGCATCCGGTTCATCCGGGCGAACTGCACGATTCAGGGTGCGGGTGCTGTCGGCATCTGGGGACCGTCGGGTATCAGCCCGACCGCTCCGGGCGCTGAGAAGCCGTGTCTGCGGGTGACGTGCCCGGACATCGCAGAGGTGCTCGTCGAAGCCGTCACGCAGTGCACGATCTTCGACAACCTCCAGTACCGGACGTTCCCGGAGCTGATCGAGAACTTCCTCGAAGACGTCGCCGTGCAGTTCACGCTCCGCAAGCAGCGCTACTACCTCAACGCGATCAACGCCGCTTCCACGGCCACGGTCGGCATCGGTTCGTACGGCGCGGCCCGTTCGCTCATGTACGACCTGACGGTCGCAGCGAACGGCTACCGCAAGCGTCATCACATGCCTCGCGGTGCACGCCTCCAGGTGATGATGCCGGACTGGTCAGTCGATGTGGTCAAGGCGGACCTGCTCAACGACGGCGACTCCGGCCTGGAGTTCATGAACGTCCCGGACAGCTTCGTGGTCGCAGCGTTTGCGTCGCGAAACCTCGACGTGACGTTCTACTACGACGACCCGACCTCCGTCGCTGGGCTGAACCCGTTGACGCGACCGCAGCCCGGTGCCGGTGCGGCACTGAACGACTACCCCTGCCGGGCGACGTCGTACATGTTCGCGCCGGGCACATTCGTCAAGTTGGACGGCGGGTCGCTCGACGTCGGCCTGGTTCGGGACCATGCCCTGAACAAGACCAACGACTTCGCGATGTTCATGGAGGAGTGGATCGGTATCGCACAGCTCGGCTGTGAGTCGATCCGCATCGACTCGACCGTCGTGCCGTCGGGTGCCCGCCCGGGTTACGCAGCCACGCTGCGTACGTGCGTATCCAGCGGTTCCTGATCACCTGCACCGGGCTCCCGTCCGGTCAGTAACAAGCTGGGGCCCTGGACCTTCGGGTCTGGGGCCCCAGTCGCGTCAGGGTGAAAGCCCGAACGGAGTCAACGATGCTGAGTAGGATCGCCACCATGACGACCGAGGTGGTACCCCGTGACTGAACCAGGAACAGGTGCCATCCGCACGATCGCTGAGCCGTTCGCTGCGACACCGGCGTTGCATGGTCTCGTTGCGTCTGCGTACGAAGCGGTGGACGCTCTGGTTTCCGGTATCGGTCAGTTCCCGGAGCGCGCCGACCCGACGTTGCTGGAGCAGATGAAACGGTCCAACCCGGACCAGTACGACAGGATCATGAAGCGCTGGGAGATCGGCGGGTTCTCGATCACCCCGGAGAACTGTGTCGAGGCGTCGACGTGGGATCCGGATTGCGCGACGTGGCCACTCAACGGTCCGAAGCCACCGTTGTCTGTCGCTGGCACGAACGCCGCCACGTACCATGTGCGCCCCTTCGCGATCGACACCGTGTTCTCGTGTGATGCGGCAGGGTTCCAGGTCGTCGATTTCCGTGGGCGTGTCGAACGACAGTTGGCGGCGTCGACGTCGAAGTCGATGGAGTTCGAGTTCGCTACCGGCTCGCTCGTGCCGGACAACCCGAACCTGGTCACCGGCGCAACGGTGCTCGGCGGCGGCGCAGCGTTCAGCCCGAGGCAGGCGTTCGCGTTGCTGGGCCAGTACCTGTCGAACACGGCCCACGGCGGTATCGGCATGCTGCACGCTCCGACTTTGGTCGTCGACGAATGGTTGGTCGACTTCGGCGGCGGCGCGATCAAAGAGCAAGGCGACCGGTTGCGTTCCGTGAACCGCGGCGACATCATCGTGTCCGGCACCGGCTACCCCGGCTACGGCCCGTCAGGCATCGTCCCGGCCGCCGGTCAGACATGGGTGTACGCCACGTCACCGGTCCAGTACCGGCTGGGCTCGACGTACACGTTCCCGGAGCGTCTCTCCGAGGCGTTGAACCGTGAGAACAACGACATCGAGTACCGGGCGATCAGGCAGGCCGCTGTCGGGTTCGATCCGTGCCGTCATGCTGCTGTGCTGGTTCAGACTCAGTTCGGCGGGACCGGAGGCGGATCTTGAGCTACAACATCAACGCCGTCAGACCACGAACTCCCGTCGTCGTCGTCCCGCCTGCACCTCCGGCCCCGAAGGCCTTGCAGACCATGCTCGGCAATCTGTCAACGAGCCGCTGGACGGCCCGTACGTCCGCCGCCAACAACTCGTGGTCCTCGGTTGCGTGGTCGCCTCAGCTTGGTCTGTTCGCAGCGGTCTCTTATACCGGCAGCGGCAACCGTGTGATGACCTCTCCTGACGGAATCAACTGGACGATCCGTACGTCCGCCGCCAACAACGTCTGGACCTCGATTGCGTGGTCGCCTCAGCTTGGTCTGTTCGCAGCGGTCGCCGACTCGGGTTCCGGCAACCGTGTGATGACGTCACCTGACGGAATCAACTGGACTCCCCGTACGTCCGCCGCCAACAACTTCTGGTCCTCGGTTGCGTGGTCGCCCGAGCTTGGTCTGTTCGCTGCGGTCTCTTATACCGGCACCGGCAACCGCGTGATGACCTCTCCCAACGGAATCAACTGGACGATCCGTGTGTCCGCCGCCGACAACTGGTGGTCCTCGATTGCGTGGTCGCCTCAGCTTGGTCTGTTCGTAGCGGTCGCCGAAGACGGCACCGGCAACCGTGTGATGACCTCTCCCAACGGGATCAACTGGACGATCCGTGTGTCCGCCGCCGACAACGACTGGCGTTCGGTTGCGTGGTCACCCGAGCTTCGTCTGTTCGCAGCGGTCTCCCAAGGGGGCACCGGCAACCGCGTGATGACTTCGCCGGACGGGATCAACTGGACGATCCGTACGTCCGCCGCCGACAACCCCTGGGTCTCGGTTGTGTGGTCGCCCGAGCTTGGCCTGTTCGCTGCGGTTTCCTGGGCCGGTGCTGGCAACCGGGTGATGACGTCTCCCGACGGGATCACTTGGACGTCCCGTACGTCCGCCGCCGACAACGAATGGTGGGGGATGGCGTGGTCTCCCGAGCTTGGGTTGTTCGCTGCGGTCGCCGAATCGGGTACCGGCAACCGTGTGATGACATCGCGCAGACTGGCGGAACCATGATCTTGACGGACGTCGCCGAGTAACTACGATCACAAGCATGGCCATCCAGGACGAGTTCTACGACTACCAGCGGAACTCGAAGGGGTACGACTGGTCGAAGCCACCGTTCGAGGCGTGCGCGTCGGCTGCGACCGTAATGACCGACTACACCGTCGCCCGGTGGGGACTGCGGTGGTTGGGTTGCGAAGGCGACCGCCCCATCATCGGTGGGCGTTCGGCGTCCACGCATGCGTTCGGAGCGTCGCCCGACCTGCGATACGAGAACCCGGGTCCAGGCCTGTTCGTCGCCGACACCGAGATCATCCCGTGGCTCATCGCCACGTCCAAGGAAACCGGGCTGCAAGCCATCCACCACTATCGGCGTTCGCTGATCTGGCGTCCACCCGGTACCTCAGATCGCCCGGTCGGATCCGACGGATGGAAGGTGCAGCCGGTCGGCAGTCAGATGGGTCGCACCTGGGCGTTGTGGCTGCACCTGGAGTTCCTCGACACCATCCTCGGTGACGCTCGGAGCATCGAGGAGAAACTGGTCGACGCTGCACCGGTCACCCCGCCGCCGCCGCCGTCGCCGCCGGTCATCATCAACCCGCCCCCGACACCGCCCGCACTCATTCCAGGAGCAGTCACCGTGATCAACGTCAACGTCACCACCGTCCGTCGAGGCTCGACCGGTGGTCGCGTCCAGAAAATGCAGGGTCTCGTCAACGCGAACTTCATCTCGCCGACCGACCCGATCGGGTTGCTCACCGTGGACGGCAACTTCGGCGCGAGGACCGACGAACGTGTCCGTGCGATCCAGTCGTTCTTCGGGATGACCGTCGATGGTGTCGTCGGTCCGAAGACCTGGGAGATCCTGATCAACATCCCGCTGACCTGACCCGTCTGTGGCATGATCTGCGACATGGCGGAGCTGGTTCTCATCATCCCGATGCTCACCAGAGCACACCGGGTCGCTCCGCTGATCGCGTCAATCGAGGAGAACACCGACTGCGAGCACACGGTCCTGTTCGTCTGCACGCGTGGCGACGTGTACGTCCTGGCCGCGGTCGGCGACGCGATGCGCTCGCGTCCGCACCTCCGCTGCGAGATACTCGACGCGAACACTGTCGGCGACTACGCCATCAAGATCAACCACGGGTACAGGGTGACGGATGAGCCGTTCATGTTCCTCGGGGCCGACGATCTCCAATTCCATGCGGACTGGTGGCCGAAAGCTCGCCGTCACTTCGACAACGACATGGTCGGCGTGGTCGGCACACAGGACCAGTGCAACGATCGCGTGAAGCGGGGAACGCACTCGACTCATCCGGTCGTGGCGCGAACGTACGTCGACGCTCACGGCACCATCGACGGTCCCGGTGTGCTCCACGAGGGGTACGTGCACGAGTTCGTCGACGACGAGTTCATACAGACCGCGAAGCGTCGTCGGGTGTTCGCATTCGAGCACGGATCCGTCGTCGAGCATCTCCATCCGATGGCCAACAAAGCACCTCTCGACCACATGTACGCAGCGCAGGGATCACGCATGATGATCGACCGTCAGACCTTCCAAAGCAGGCAGCACCTATGGGCGAGGTGAGCGTGATCGTCACGACGTTCGGCTCAACGGACTGGGCCAGTCGCGGGCAGGCCACGGCTGTCAGCCATGACGCCCACCACTTCCACGCAGAGCACTGCCGTTCGCTCGGAGACGCCCGTAATCAGGCTGTGGCCCATGTGGACCCTCAATCGTGGATCCTGATGCTCGACGCTGACGACGAACTCTCACCCGGGTACATCGAAGCGATGTTGACCGGCCCGCTCGTCGAGACCGACCTGTACGTCCCGGCGTTGCAGAACATCGTCAACGGTCGCGCCCGCCGAGCGGAACTGTTCACCGGACGTGACATCGTCGACGGTCTCAACCCGTGCCCGATCGGCACTCTCATCCACCGGGACATGTTCGAGCTGGTCGGCCGGTTCTGGGACGAACCGGCATGGGAGGACTGGTCACTGTTCCGGCGTGTCGTGCTCGCCGGTGGCAGCCTGACGTTCGTCCCGCGCGCCGTGTATCGCGCTCACATCGACCGGGAAGGTCGCAACTCAACCGTCAGCAACGGTCAGGCGCTCAGGCTCCAGATCGTGGAATCTCACGAAAGGTGGGCGAATGATCGCTCTGCTCGTCATCACTGACGGCCGCAAGGACTGCCTCATCGAGACCATCGCGTCGGCGATGGACAACCTCGACGGCCCGATCACCGAACGGTGGATGTACGACGACTCCGGCGACCCGGAACACCGGGCCTGGCTCCGCAAGTCGTACCCACAGTTCAACGTGATGTGGCACATCGAAGGCAGGCAAGGATTCGGTGGGGCGATCAGGGCGGCATGGCACACACTCCGTCTCAGCTCGAAGGCCGACTACATCTTCCACCTGGAGGACGACTTCACGTTCAACCGGCCCGTGCCACTCAACGACATGATCGACGCCCTCGACGAAAACGACTACCTCGCGCAGATCGCCCTGCTGCGCCAGCCGTGGAATGACACCGAACGCGCCGCGGGCGGAATCGTCCAGTCGAACCCTTGCGCGTACATCGAACGGAGCCACGCCGGGCCCCACGGCCACGACTACGCGTTCCTGGAACACCGCCTGTTCTTCACGACGAACCCGTCGCTGTACCGCCGGTCGCTGCTCGACCATGAATGGCCTCTCGTCGAGCACTCCGAAGGCATGTACTCGATCGCTCTGCTCGAACTCGGCTACCGGTTCGCGTTCCTCGGTGACTTCGACACCGACCCGTGGGTGCACCACATCGGAACCAATCGCGCCGGGACCGGCTACTGATGGCGCGCACCGTTGCGGTGACGATGGTCAAGGACGAGGCCGACATCATCGAACGCGTCGTGAGGCACATGGCCGACGAAGTGTCCGCTGTGATCGTCGCGGACAACATGTCGACCGACGGCACCCGTGAGATCCTCGACCGGTTGGCCGACGACATCGAGCTGCACGTCGTCGACGACTTCGAGGTCGGCTACCACCAGTCCCGCAAGATGACCGAACTCGGCGCGCTCGCCCGCACCCATTACGGCGCTGAGTGGATCGTCCCGTTCGACGCCGACGAGTGGTGGTACTCACCGTTCGGAACGATCCGTGAGGTGCTGTCCGGGCTCGCCGAGCAGTGGCTGGTCATGCCCGCCACCTTGTACGACCACGTCGCAACCGGCGAAGACAGTGAAGACCCGGACCCGATCGCCCGGCTCGGATGGCGACGAGTGCACGCCGGGGCAATGCCGAAGGTCGCGTGCCGCTGGCGTGACGACCTCGTCATCGAGATGGGCAACCACTCCGCCAGCTACCAGGGCGGAGCGACCACCTACGAATCGCAGCTCGTCGTCCGGCATTTCCCGTACCGGTCCGTCGAGCAACTCGTCCGCAAGGTCCGCAACGGCGCAGCAGCGTACGCAGCAACCGACCTCGACGCCGAGTTCGGGGCGCATTGGCGGCAGTGGGGCCAGATCCTCGACCAGTCCGGCCCCGAAGCGATCGACGAACTGTTCCACACCTGGTACTGGCGTCAGAATCCTCGGGCCAAGCTCGACATTCACGGCGAGATCCAGGCGGCCTTGATCTTCGATCCGGTGACATGATTCGCGTTGTCATCCCGTTCGGCGGCGACGACCCGCACCGGCAGGCGTCGCTCGACTGGCTGACCAGGCACCTACCCGACCTGCTGCCGTCGGCCACGGTCACGGTCGGCCAGTGTCACGGCGTCTGGTCGAAGGCCGTCGCAGTGGCTGACGCGATCGGCGACGACTGGGCCGACGACGACGTGCTGGTCGTGCACGACGCCGACGTGTGGATCCCGGCGTTGCCTGCCACCCTGCGATTCGTCGGCGAGTACGGGTGGGTGGTCCCGCATCTGAGTGTGCACCGGATGAACGAGGATCTGACGTCCCGGGTGCTTGCCGGTGATGTGTCGTTCGACGAACTCGGTCGCGACAACTGGGACCAGGCCCCGTACCTCGGGATCATCGGCGGCGGCTGCGTCGCTCTCACCGTGGCGTCGTACCGGTCGTGCCCGTTGGATCCCCGCTTCGAGGGATGGGGCCAGGAAGACGAGGCATGGGGCTACGCGTTGCAGCTGACGCTCGGCGAGCCCTGGCGCGGTTCGCAGCAGCTCTACCATTTCTGGCATCCGCATCCGAAACGGCATAGCAGGCAGATCGGTTCGATAGCGGGTGAACAGCTCAACATGCGGTACCGGGCGGCGCGCAGCGACCGGTTCATGATGGGGCGACTCCTCGCCGAGTTCCGATAGCAGCAGAGTGATCCGTCGTCCGCTGTAAGGTCGGGCGCATGCCGATCAACGTCGTCGATGGCGACAGCTACGAGGCTCCTCGCACGGTGGAGCCGGACTGTGATTGGCCGATCATCCTGAACTGCTCGCCGTCAACACCGTTCGACCGCGACGTGCTGGCGACCGCACAAGAGGCCGCCGCTGACATCATGAACGCAGCGACCGCCCGCCGGTACGGGGTGTGCACCTCGACGTTCGCTCCGTTGCCGCCCCCACCGTGCGAAGTCGGGCATCAGGACAACTGGTCGCTTGTCGACCCGAAGATCAGCGGCATGATCGGCGCAGACCGGTTCCGCCAGTTCTACGACGGCGGCGGCTGCGACGGCTGCGGATACGGGTGTTCGTGCGGTGGGAACACGAAGATCCGGTTGTGGCACACAAGGGTCATCGACGTCGTCCAGGTCATCGTCGGCGGGGCAGTTGTCAACCCGTCGAGCTACTACCTCGACGGCAACATCCTGATCCGTGACGACGACACCGGTTGGCCGACCGCTCAGCACGGGCGTCGCGGTTCGGCTGACTCATGGGAGATCACGTACCGGCACGGCATCCCGGTTTCGCGTACCGGAGCGATCGCCACGGGTGTGCTGGCATGCGAAATCGCGATGGCTCTCTCGGACGATCAGGAATGCTCACTGCCGCAACGCACGAAGACGTACACGAACCATGCCGGGGTCACGATCGGGTTCATCGACCCGATGGAGTTCCTCACCGACGGCCTCACCGGTCTGTACGTCCCTGACCAGTGGATCACGCGCACGAACCCGCACGGACTCACCAGGCGGGCCAGGGCGTACTCGTTCCGGAAGCATCGGCGCGGCGCGCGTCGCATCCCGAACCCTGAACTCGGGTCGTGAAGTGAATAACCACGCCGACAGCGCCGACCGCTCTAACATGACGACCATGACGGTCCAGTCCTACCCGGAGGTTTCCTCGTGACGTGTTTCGACTCCCAGGTCATCCGCCGGATGACAGCATTCCAACTCGATGAGTGTGGGCGTATCCCCACGCTGATCCAGAACCCCACCCCGGCACTCAAGGGGTTGGAGGACGCCATCCAGACGTTCGTCCGAACCCGGCAGGTCGACACCCCGGCCGATGCCGTCACGAAGACGGTGTCAGGTCGTACGTGTAAGAAGCCGCGCCCGAACCCCACCGACCGCGGTTACCAGATCGCCATCACGTTCTGTGGAGCGAATCCGGTGTTCGAGGCGGTCACCGGGTACCGGACACTCGACATCGTCGGCAGCGCCATCGTCGGCTGGGAAGATCGCGAGTTGACCGGCACGAACCGGGTCGCTCTCGAAGTGATCTTCGAGCCGTCGACCGACGCCTGCGCCGGTGGCGCAGCCGCACAGTGCATCGCTGTGCTCATCCCGTTCCTCGAACAGTGGGTGAAGTCCGGCGACGAGACCGCCGACGGCGAGACCGTCCCGGATCTCCAGATGCAGGCCCAGACCGCCCTGTCGAAGAACCTGTTTGCGAACTACGCAAACGCTGCGGCGCTGCCCGTGTACCTGGCGCATTGGGCCCCGAAGTTCGCTGCGATCGCCACGGGCCGCAGTTGGATGTACTCGTACCTGATCACCTGCCCGGTGGTGTTCCCGAAGTCCGGTTGCACGCTGACACCGATCGACGAATCCATTTCCTGATCACTCACTGCTACCTGCGCCGCCCCCGGTTCGTGCTGCCACACAGTTCGACGGGGGCGGTTGCGCGCCACGGCTAATGTGACGGCATGAGTCAACCTCCCGGTTTCGCTGCGCCGATCGACGCGTTGCTGGCCGTCGCGACTTGCCTCGGTGATTTCACGATCATGAACGAGTCCTGCGAGACCGAGCTGGAACCACGGTTCTTCATCGGTGACGCCGGGGGCGGCGGGGTGCTCGACTGCTGCACCGGTGGGCGACCTGTGCTGCGCGTGGAGGCCACTGGTGAACTCCCGGCGTCGGGTGCGCCGTTCGTGCTCGGCAAGCACGGCTGCGTCGAGATGGTGATGGGCATCACCGTGACGTTCCTGTCTTGCTTCAAGACGATCTCGAAGTCGGGGACGGTAATCACGGACCCCGCCGAGCTGGGCTACGGCCGTGTTCTCCAGGACGCCCGGTGGCGTGCGGTGAAAGCGCTGCGGTGCTGCGGCCCGGCGAACATCCGGTACGTGTCTGCGATACCTGTCCCGTCGGACGGTAAATGCTCCGGATTTCAGATCGACCTCCTCGCGAACCTGACGCTCTGCGCGCCGTGCCCGACTCCCGTTGCCGTGTCGGGGTGACTGGTACCATCCGATGATGCGCCGCTTCGTTGTGACCAGCCCGAACCTTTCAGTCGGCTCCCACGGTGACATCGTCGACGCCGACGAGCTGTACATGGACGACGACCAGCTCGACGAGTGGTGCGACGCCGGGTACGGAATGGAACTGTACGACGACACTGCGATCGGCGACGTCCTGACACACATGGCCGACGCGCTCAACGAAGTCCCCACCTACGACCCGAACGGGTACTCGGTGCGTGACGTCCAAAGCTACGTCGACCGCAACCCGGACCAGGCCGACGCGATCATCCAGGCGGAACGCGAAGGCAAGAACCGTTCCGGCATCGTCAACGGCTGGTGACCGATGGCGCGGGTTGAGCTACAGCCACGCGCCATCGAGCGGCTGAAAGACGAAATGGTCGTCGAGTACCGTCGCGTCAAGGCACCGCTCATCCTGATCCTCATGCAGATCGAAGCCCCGGTCGACACCGGCATGCTGCGCGCTTCCGCGAGTGTCGACCCGACCGTCTACCGTGACGGCAACGCCCGGATCATCCGGTTCCGGTTCGACACCTCCTACGTGCAGTACGTGTTCGCCGGTCGTGGCATCGTCCGTCCGGTCCGGGCGCAGGCGTTGCGTTGGGTGACGAAAACCGGTGTCGTCGTGTTCGCGAAGAAATCGCGTGCGGTCCCCCCGAACCGGTGGACGCTGCGAGTGTTCATCCGGCTCGGGTATCGCAACCCGATCGTCGGGAGACGCTGACTGTCGCACCGTCTAGTACAGTCGCCGCCATGACCGATTTCGTGCCCCCACCCGTCCCGCAGAACGCTCTCGCCCGTTTCGGCACATCAGTCGTCGGTAAAGAGTTCGAGTGGGACGCCGTGTCCGCCGACGGCACCTCGACCGAGATCATCAAGTCCCGGGCGGCTGCGTCGATCTCGTTCGAGAACACGCTGCGATACACGACCGGCCGCCACGCGCAGCTCGTGCAGACAGCGAACTCAGCGCGCCAGATGCGTGAGCAGCTCGACACAATGACGCCGACCGATGACGACTACCCGATTCAGTTCAACGCTCTCATCGAGAGCCGTCTGGCGTTCGAGCAGGCAACGTGGGCGGCCGCCGTCGACATCATGCTGATCCTCGTCAACGAGGCCGACCGAGCGACGCTGCGACCGGCGTTGCTGGCAGGTGACCCACGCGAGGTGACCGGGCTGCGGTCATGGCTCGAACGTGAAGTCCTGGCCTCGAACGAAGACGATGCGGCGGTGGCAACCAACGTGGACCCTACGTTGCCGCAGTCGCCGCCACCGTCTGCCTCCAATCCGGATTCTGGGGACGACTCCGGATCCGAGGAACCATCCTCCACGGGCTGAGCTACTTCGACGCGATCTGTTTGACGATCGTGTTCTACGAGCAGGCGTTCCCCGAGGAACTCGCCCGGGCGCGCAAGATGAAAGACATGGCGACCAAACTCGGTATCCCGATCGTGACCAACGAAACACTCGCCGAGCAACGCAAGGCCCGGGAGCTGGCGAAGGCCCACGCCGAGTTCATGAACGACTGAACGGCCGCACACTAAGGTTGGGCCACCATGCCGTCGGAGTTCGCATCCGCCATAGCCGATCTTCGTCTTTCCGGCGACAAACTCGACCAGGACTTCAACGCGCTCCGCGGCAGGCTGATCCGCCTCACGACGCAACTCGAAAAGCAAGCTGCGATCAACATCGGCGTCAGTGTCGACGCCCGCAAAGCGCAAGCCGACCTGAACCGGGCGTTCGCAGCGTTCTCGTCGCGTGGCGGCATCAAGATCCCGGTCAGCATCAACACGACCAAAGCCCTCGACGACCTCATCGCGTTGCAAGGGCTCGCGCAGAACAACCCGCTCGTCGTCACGGTCACCGCCGCCGTCGACGCAGCACTCGACGAGATCGGCGCACTCGAAGGACTCGTCCAGACGAACCCGCTAATCCTGCCGGTCACCGCCGCGATCGACGCAGCACTCGACGAGATCGGCGCACTCGAAGGACTGACGGCAACGAACCCGCTCGTCCTTCCCGTCACCGCGAACATCGACGCTGCACTCGACGAGATCGGCGCACTCGAAGCGGTCGCTACGCAGAACCCGCTCGTTGTGCCGGTCACGGCGAACACTCAGCAGTTCCAGCAGGTCGTCGCGCAGAGTGCTAGTGGTGCAGTCGGTGGGGCTGTCGGGGCCTCCGCTGGCGCAGGGTTCGGTGCAGTCGGTGAGAGGTCTGGGCGGGACTTCGCGGCGTCGTTCGGTCGGGTCGTGCAAGGTTCGCTCGGTGCGGTCGGGTTGGCTGGCGGCGCTTTCTTTGCGACGTCACTGTTCCGAGGCTTCCAACGGTTGACGACGATCCAGGACGCCACAGCGTCGCTGACTGTCGCTCTCGGCTCGGCGACGGAGGCCGCTGCCGTGCTCGGCGACGTCCTCGATGTCGTGACTGGCACCCCGTTCAACCTGGACCAGTTCGCGACGGCAGCGTCGAACATGATCTCGTTCGGTATCGAAGCCGAAAAAGTCCCCGGCTACCTGACGGCGATCGGTGAAGCTGCTGCGACGAGGGGTTCACGGGCCAACGAGTTCGCGCAGCGTCTGTCGACGACGTTCGGTCAAATCTCGGTGCAGGGCCGTGTCATGGGTGAGGATCTGCTGTCGTTGCAGTCGACCGGTGTCGACGCCCTACGGATCCTGGGCAACTCGTTCGGGGTGACGACCACAGAGATCCGCAAGATGGTGTCGGAGGGCGCAGTACCAGCCGGTGAAGCCCTCGACATTCTGTCCGAAGGGATCCTGAACGGATCGACTGGTGTCAACGGTGCCACCGTCGCCTTCGCCGGGACAATGGAAAGGCTCCGCGATACCTTGACCGGCTCGATCGGAGGGTTCAAGTCGGCGACCGCCCGGCTCGGCCTTGCGGTCATCGACCCGATCCAGGGTGCGTTGACGGCCGGGTTCAACGCAGGCACCGACGTCATCAACAAGTTCAACAAGACGATCAACGAGACACTCGGCGGGCTGAGCGAATCGGAAGGGTTCAAGGACTTCGTCGAGTTCATCGGCACCATCCCCGAACAGATCGACCCGCTCATCGAACGGTTGTCGGGTCTCGGCCCGGCTCTGGCTCCGCTCGGCGCAGCGTTCGGCGCGCTCGGGCTCGGTTCGCTGGGCGCTTTGCTCGGCCCGTTCGGCGGGTTCTTGCAGATCATCGGTCCCGTCACTGCGGCGGTCATCGCGTTCGTTGCTGCTACACCGGAAATCCGTTCGCAGGTACTCCCGATCCTCGAACAACTGGGCAAGACCGCCGCGGTGCTCGGTGCCGGACTCACTGACGCTCTCGGCGATGGCTTGGTTGAGCTGACACCATTGTTGGGTGAGTTCGTCGAGGCGATCGCCGACTTGTCGCCTCTGCTCGTGACGATCGCAGGCGTGACCGTCGCTCTCGCTCAGGGGCTCGTCCCGGCATTGGGCTTCCTGGCTGACATCCTGGACGTGTTCCCAACTGAGGCTCTCATAGCGATCGCTGGAGGGTTCCTGGCGTTCAAGGCCATCGGGGCGCTACAGACGTCGCTGAGCGGCATCACGAGCGGCATGGCGAGGTTCTCGGCGTCGCTGCAACTCGCTGAGGCCAGCTCCACACGGTTCGGGAACTCCACGACTCGGGTCGCCGGTGCGGTCGGCGTCACCGGGGCCCGGGTGCAGCAGGCCGCGCAGCAGATGAACGGGGCGCTCAACGGAGCGGCGACAGCGGCGGCCGGGTTCTTCTCCGGTCTGGCTCTCTCGTCGGAGGACGCCACCACGCAGGCGGTCGGGTTCCTCGGTGCGGCCACGTCGATCGGGACCGCCTTCGCCGCCGGGCCGATCGCTGGCATCGCCACGTCGGCGGCCGTGGTCGGCGGTGCACTCGTGTCCATGTGGGTCGACGCGAAGCAAGCTGCCGCAGAGTACGAGGCCGAGATCGACCGGATTGCAAGGGAGATCGTTGATGACTTGAACCGTGTCGAGATTGAGATGCTGAGTCTCCTGGGCATCACAACCGATGCCGAGTTCGGTGACCTTGCCGTTGGAATCATCGGTGGGGAGGAAGCCCGGCAGCAGTTCGAGGATCTGGGCATCTCTCTCAACGATTTCCTCACATTGGCGAGCGATCCCACCCGGTTGCAGGCGTTCCTAACGGGCCTGGACGAGGTCCAGTCCAAGGCCGCTTCGATCACTGAACAGCAGGTGAACGACCTCTTTGCCGCCGGAGACACCGACGTTGCCTTGCGACAAGGCGAGTTGTACGCGCAGAACTTCCGTGAGCAGTTCGATCTCACGATGAGCGAGTTCGAGGGCGAGTTCGACGTCAGCCAGTTGTTCACACCCGTCGAGGACAGTCTCGGCAACGTGATCGGAATCGACGCATCGAAACTGGGAGAGGTCGTCGAGATTGTCAAAGAGTTGAACAAGGCGGGACTCGACGTCCAGTCGCAGACGGCAGCCGACGCCAGGAACCTTGCCGCCCGAATGCTGGTCGATCTGAATGCCATCACCAGCTCGGCTGGACTCACGAAAGACCAGATCGCCGGGATCAACTCCCTCGCTTCGAGTCTCGGCTTGGAGACCGAGACGATCGTCGAACGACTCAAAGAAAACCAGGATGCTTTGTCCGGAATATTCGATGCGGTAATTCCGAAGACACTGACCGACGCGGGCATCGACGCGTTCGACGTTCTGCTGATGAAGCCTGAAACACTGGCAGAGAACTTCAACCTCGCGGTCGAGGTCGCCGATGACGGGTCCGTCAAGTTCGTTTCTGCGACCGATGACATGGCCGACGGGCTGGAGGGCACTGCGCTCGCAGCTGAGGAGATGGCTGCTGCGGTTGAGGCCGCGATGAAGCTGGCCGACGCGGCTGCTAACCGGTTCACGGAGTCGCTCGACTCGATGCTCAACAAGCTCGATCAGATCACGGACCGACAGGACTTCGCCGGAGGGTTCCGTGACATCAGCAAAGCACTCAACGACGTCACGAACGCTGACGAGCTGAAAGAAAGACAGGGACTGATCGAGGACATCGGCAAGGAGCGCGAGGGGATCATCGACCTCCAGAAAAAGTTGGCGGAGGAGCAGGCAAACGCAACGATCGAGGTGGCCGATCTGGATGCCACCATCGCTGACGCCGACAAGAAAGGTGCGGTGGCGATCGCGGCTGCTCTGCGAGCGAAACGTGACGGGGTGTTCGAGAAGGTCGACGACATCGAGAGTGAAATCGAAGAACGGATTGCCAATCTCGCTGAACTGGAATCCCGTGCCGCCGTATTGTCTCAGACTCCGATCACGTTGAACGAGCTGCTCAACAATCAGGCGGGTGAACGAGGGATCTCGCTTGCCCGTCTGCTGATCGAGGCTCCAACCGACGAATCACGCGAGTTCTTCCAGAACGAGATCGACAGCCAGATCAGGCAGGCTGGTGTTCTCATTCAGCAGGCCGTCGACGACAACCCGTTGGATGCAGCCATCAAGATCCCGTCGATTGTCGACAGCCTTGTCAGTGGTCTGGTCAGCTCGGGTCTCGACGCTGCGACAGCGAAAGAGATCGTCGATCGGATCCTCGACCCGACGGCGTTGGCGACGACCGCCGTCGATTCGTTCGAGGCGGCGTTCAACGCTGACGTTGCGAAGCTCGGCGGGTTCACAGCGTCCATCCTGAACGGCGAAGACGTCGACCCGTTGAAGGTCGAGGCTGTCGTTGTCGACGTCGGCGAAGGCATCGCAGCTCTCGAAGAACGAGAACGGCTCGGTCTGACGATCCCAGGTGACATCGACCTGATCGCCGCCCGGGACGCACTCAACGCGTTCGAGCAGGCGTATGAACAAGATGATTTCGCAATCACCATTCCGATCAAGGGCGACCTCACGGACATCATCGCCGACATCGAATCCCTTGCGGCGTTCGCGTTGGAACTCAACTCCGTCCCGGCGGGAACGGTGGAAGGTCAGCAGCGAGGCTGGCCTTGGTACAACCCCGACGAAGCTCCACCACGCCGTTTGCCTGGTGGCGGCGGGATCAACAGTCCTCGACGGCTGGCGCATGGCGGCATCCTTGAGTTCTTCAAGGACGGCGGCATCACAGAGAACCACGTCGCCCAAATCTCACGTAACACCGCCCGACTGTGGTCCGAACCCGAGACCGGTGGCGAGGGGTACATCCCGTTGCATCCGTCGAAGCGGCCGCGTTCGACGAGGATCCTGACGGACATCGCTGACATGTTCGGGCTCGACGTGATGCCACGCGGCGTCGGTGCCGGTATGGACGAATCGTCGATGGCGCGTGCTGTCGAGCGCGGCGTGAAAGCCGGTCGGACGCCGTCAGCGGCGGCTCGTGCACGCGCCCATGACTCAGCGGCCCGGTCCGTGAACGTCGCCAAGATCGAGGTGAACGGCGTGAAGAACCCGAACACGGCCGCTCGTCGTGTGATCCGTAGGCTGTCCGACGTGGCGATGGGGATGAACGACTGGGACGAGGACTGGGACTGATGGCCGGGTTCTGCGAGGACGAGTTCGGGTGCTACGGGCGAATGCACATTGGCGCGTTCCCGTTGAATTGTCCCGGCTGGGATCTGACCGGCTACCAGGCGTTGTGGGCGGAGTTCGCGATCCGCACCGACACCGTGATCTTGCCGACGGCGTCCGGGCAGCGTTCCTACCCGGGCCGGGTAGACCAGTCGGAGTACGAGATGACCTTGTACGTCAACGGTGAAGCCAACTCGGTCGGAGGGCCCTACGCCGACAGGTGGCAGGGGTTGTACAACAACGTCCAGCAACTGTGGAACAACGCGTTCTCGCCGGTCGCCACCGGGCGCGGCACCCGGAACGCTGTGCTCACCCTCCCGTGGGGTGGCACCATCAGCGCCGACGTCAAGTTCGAGCCGTTGGCGCAAGTCAACGAGATCGAGGATGCCAGTTTCGCTGTGTACCGCACGACGATGCTGGTGCCCGCCGGTCGGTTCCTTCCCTGATTCCTGTCGGGTGTCGCACCGTCGCGTAGTCTGCTGACATGGCCAACGAGATGTACCCGCTGTCGCGACAGGCGTTCGCAGCTGCGGGCCTCGACTGGGCCGGTCAGAACTGGCGTGTCGCCCTGCTCGACAACACCTACGTGTACAGCGCTGCCCACGACTTCTACAACGACGTCGCCGCCGCCGAGATTGCCGTGTCGGCCAACCTGACCGGCAAGACGAACGTGCTCGGTGTGTGCGACGCCGACGACATCACCTTCCCAGCCGTACTCATCGGTGACACCATCAGCTCGATCGTCGTCTACCAGTGGACCGGCAGCGCCGCCACGTCGAGGGTCGTGATCTTCTACGACACGACGGCCGCCGCAGTGATGATCTCCGTCGCGACTGACGGCGGTGCCGTGACCGTGCGTTGGTCCAACGGGTCGACCAAGATGTTCCGGATCTGAGGAGAACCACACCATGACGAACTTCGAGAACATCGAGATCAGAGACGCTGCGGCGATCCCCCGCAAGGTCGCCGGTGACTACGTCACTCAAGGTGCGGACGACCTGTTCCACCAGACCGCCCGCAACCTGAACACCCGGTTGCAGGCAGCCACCGGGATCACCCTGTTTTCGGACACGCCGACCGTCATTGCGCTGAACGGCATGGAATCGCACGTCCTGGTCGACATCAACGGAGACCTGACCGATCAGCTGCGGGTGAGCCTCCAATACTTCGCTGGGGGCCGCTGGTATGCGGCCGACTGGGAGCGTTTGCAGCCCCTTCGGACTCAGTCGGGGGTGCGAAGCGTTGTGAATGATTACGAGCACAACGACGGCTTCAAGGTGTCCGGGGTGGACGGCCAGACCGGGACTGATGGTGGCGACGTGTTCCTCATCCCGACCAACGGTGCCGTTGCGTGCCGCTTGATGTTGTACGGCTCGGCCGTGTCGATCGCGAACACATCCTGGGCTCGACTGATCTTGGCGCAAGATCCCGTTCAGCACACCATTACCAAGGTCGTCCAGTCATTGGAAACCTGGAGCGGATACTTCGAGCCGACTGCTCCTCCGTACGCAGTCGGGGAGTTCATCGGCAACAAGGTCGGCATCGTCCCTTCACGCGACAGCAACAGCGACAACGGGAAAGTGGCTCACGTCAGGTCCATCAGGATCTACCCGAACAGTGTCCTGTTCGGCGATCTGGACCTACTGCTGGTGAGCGGCGATTTCTGGTCGCCTGGCGCAGACAACACGGTCTGGACTGGCGCGAGTGTCAGCAATGTCGTGGAGCACTTCGAGTTCCGCAAGGTGCCGACATCTGACCAGCACAAGCTGATCCAATACGTGGCCGGACCACCGGCACGCTTTTACGGGCAGATCACCGGCCTCGACATTCCCATTGTTTCCCCTTCGAGTTCAGCGTCGCAACAGATCGGCTTCGTGTCACTCATCTGCCGGGAAGCGATCCCAACGGTCGACTTCGGAATCTCTATCGAAGTCGACCTCGACTGGGGATGATCGTCGCTTTCTCGTGGGTGAAGAACGAGGCTGACGTCATCGCCTCCACGGTCGCTCACATGGCCGCACAGGTCGACATGGTCATCATTGCCGACCAGATGTCCTCCGACGGCACACGGGACATCCTGGCGGGACTACCGGTCATCGTGATCGACGACCCGGAGCCCGGGTTCCACCAGTCGAGGATCATGACGCGCCTTGCACGGATGGCGATCGACGCTGGCGCTGACTTCGTGGTGCCGTTCGATGCCGACGAACTGTGGGTCGGGCTCGCCGACTGGGAGCGGCGGTCGGGGGTGCATCGGGTGCCGGTGTTCGATCGTGTGCCGACCGTGCTCGACGACCCGGCGCTTGCCCCGGTTGAGCGGCTCAGGTGGCGTAGCGCGAGTTCGTCGCCGTCGGGCAAGGTGTTCGGATCGAGCAAGCGCGACATGACCATCGCGTTCGGGAACCACCGGATCGGGCACGACGACGGACGGCTTGTCGACGGGGTCGTCATCCACCACTTCCCGAACCGGTCACGCGAGCAGTTCCTGGCGAAGGTGCGCCGCGGCGCGGCAGCGGATCTCGATCGTGACCCTGGCGAGTGGTACGGCGGGCACTGGGCGAAGATGGAACCCGACGCCGAGCTGCTGTACGACCAGGTGTTCCTGCGCGCCGACCCCGAATCGGATCCGATGCTGGTCGAAGACCCGGTCATCGGTGCGTGTCGGTGCACTGCGTAGTCTGACGACATGCCGATTCTGCTCTTTCTGGGCTCAGAGCAGTGGATCGACGTCGGCACCTTCGACGGCGCGACGCCTGTCATCGGCCCGCAGAGCGTCGCTCTCGGTGGCCCGCAGACCAAGTTCATCGACCTGGCATCGTTCGACGCGCGCACACCGGTCGTCGGGCCGAGCATTCAACTGGTTGCGATCATCCCGCCGCCGGTGCCGTGGGTTCCGCCCCCACCCGGTCCAGCGCCGCCGGTGCCACCGGAGCCGGTGCCGCCGTGGGTCGACGAGTTCGAGCCAGGCATGTACGCCGAGCTGTGGACGATCGGGACCGATGCCACCCCGGCAGTGAAACTGTCGGACCTGACCACGCAGCAAGGGGCGCGATTCCAGGACGTGTTCAACGATGTCGGATCCGGGGCCCTCCAGTTGCAGCTCGACGACCCCGACGTCGCTCTGGTCAAGCCCGGCACCGAGGTGTGGTGCTACATGTTCGGTGAGGTCGTGTACACCTGGGCGATCCTCGCGAAGCCGCGCATCGTGTTGCATTCCGAGGGCGAGGAAGCAGCGCAACGCCTCGACGTCGCCGGGCGGGGCCGGTCGTCGCGTCTGGAGAACGCGAAAATCTATCCACCGAAGGGTCCGGTGAACCCGGTCAACGCGCAGCATCGCCTGTACTCGTTCGCGTCGATCGACTACCCGAACTTCGCCGGGTGGGCACCGGCGGTCCAAACCTGGAAAGCGAACGTCATCAACCCGACCCGGGCGTCAATCGTGGAGTACACGTCGACAGCGTTCGGGATCGAGGAAATCATTGAGTCGGTGCTGGTCCCGGCCCCGATCGGGTGGCCTATCGACGATGCGTACTGGATCTGGTCGCAGGATGACACGTTCGAGGTGGGAACCTCGTACTTCCGGCGCGAGTTCACGTTGACGAGCGAAACGAACGTCGGGTTCTTCGTGACCGGCGACAACTACTACACGCTGTATCTCGACGGCACGCCGATCGTCGGTGAGCTGGTCAACATGCACTGCTGGCAGGAGTACAAGCAGGTCGACATGCTGCTGCCGCCGGGGACGTACTACCTCGCTGCGATCTGCATCAACTCTGAGTGGCCGTCGCAGTACCTGAACCCGGCCGGGTTCCTGATGGCGGCTGTCCGCCTCGACAACGACGGCAAACCGATCCCACCTGACGAGGGCGGCAACATCGTGGTGACCGATTCGTCGTGGTCGTCGTTGGCGTACCCCGGTCAGGAACCAGGATGGACACCAGGCCAGATCCTCATCGACGCGATCAGCGAAGCGCAGGCCCGTGGGGTCGTCACCGGGTTCGTGTACGACTTCACCGCAGTGAACGATTCGCTCGGCAACCCGTGGCCGAACGTGCCCGGTTTCTCTGTGCCGATCGGTGGGTCCGTCATGGACATCCTCAAAGGTCTCGTCGACCAAGGCTGGATCGACTGGCGTGTGAAGCCGGGTGGGCAGGTCATCCAAGTGTTCAACCAGCGAGCGATCGCGACCGACAGTGGCGTCACCTATCAGGCAACCGGGAACCCTGCCACGCAGAACCTCCGGTCGCAAGACTTCGTCCCTCAGATCGACGTCATCAACAAGTACCTGGTGAAATGGACGTACGGGTACTTCGAGATCCAAGACGTAGCGTCGCAGGCGTTGTGGGGGGTGTACGAAGGGTTCATGACCGTCGACGCGCCGACCATCGAGAACGCGTTGCAGCAAGCCAACGCGATGCTCGTCGAGAACGCCACCCCGTTGCATGCGATCGTGTGCGAGATCGACCCACTCGGTGATGCTGACAGCCCGTACTGGGCGTACGGTCCCGGCCAGAACGTGCGTGTCGTCGACGCTGACGGAAACCTGGCATGGAAACAGGTGCAGTCCATCACCGTCAACCAGAACGAACTCGGCCGCCCAGAAATCGCGTTGGAACTCGAAGCCCGATTGCAGCAACGCCAACGCGAGGACTACGAGCTTCTCTCCGGGCTCGGCCGGGTACTGACCGGCGACACGAAACAACGGATTTCACGGCTCTCGTGGAACGAAGGAAAGTCGGCGACCTCGTCATGACCAGCGGCAAAGCCAGTGTGTTCTCCCCGGCCCACGCACCGGTCTTCGATCCGTCGGCGACTCGCACTCCGACACGCGTCAGGCGGCAAAGCGCTGGCGTGTGCGAGATGCCGCCGTTCAGTTTCCCTGGCGTGATCTTCTCTCCGCCGTCGGCACTGCTGCGCTCGGTCATCTACTCGCCGGTGGATGCCGAGACGGTTCGTGAGGTCGTCCGCACCGTGGTTCAGCCACCAAGTTCCGGCGGCGTCCGGATTCAGATCATGCGCGGTCACGTTCCGTTCGAGGTGGTGCTGTGGACGTCGGAGTTGATGTTCGGCACTTATCAGGCGGAACTGGTTTCGATCCCGGTGGTCGCCTACGACGTAATTTGGGTCCGTGTCAGCGAAGACGCATCAGAGGACTCGATCGGGTTGAACATCATGCTGCGCTACTGTCCCGGACCACCGTTCGAGGGGCCGGGTGGTTGAGTGCCCGCTGGACAGTACGCGCAGTTCACGACCGCCCCGGCGGCGACGCGCCCGCTCGACGCCACACCGCTGCTGCTATTCGACAGCCGCAAGTGGACAGGGATGCCGAACACTCTCGTCAACGAGGGTTCGCTCGGCCCAGGACTTGTCATGACCCCGATCCTCCAGAATGGCGGCAGCGCAGGGGAATATTTCCGCGGCGACACCGTCACGAATAACAGTTTCAGGTTTCTCGGCAACCAGCTGGTGAGAACGTGGGCGCAGCTCGGCGGGAACAACGCTGCTGGCGGCTGGACTCTGATGGCCGTCGTGAATCTGCGCGCACCCGAGGCCGGGTTCACCTATCGCATCCCGAATATGGATGGCCAACATCAGGCTTCCTGGTCGACAATAACTGGAGTTTCATCCCTCCAGATTGAGCCGAATATTGGTCCTTCCGTGTACAGGAACGGCCCGGTGACGCCGATGGGCCCGTGGGATTTCGCCCAGCCACGCGCTGACGGCACCCGCATCGGCACCGAGCTGCAACCCGGTTTGATGGTCGTTCACTACGACCTGAACTGGAAGTTGATCTATCTGTGGATCAACGGGGTGATGCAAGTCGGAGCGGCGAACGGCAACATCAGCTTCTTCCCGACCGTTCCTGGTTTCGGTCCTCGCGTGTCGTCGGCGTCGGTTGTCAATATGAACGCAGGGCTCATCAACGCATCGGTGCCATCGTTCAACGTCTCCGCGTTCATGGGTGAGCAACGACGAACATCCGCACCGGCCGCCGGGACCGACGAGTACGTGTACGGCTGCGGTGCTCTTGCCGTGTTCCGTGGGATGCCCGACGGTCAAGACCTACGCGACTGGCAGACGTACTTCGTCCCTCCAGGCCAGAAGTTCGCGCCGCAACCGTTGCTTCGGTACTTGGACACCGCCGGTGATTACAGCTTCACCGTGCCGACGCGCCCCGCCCCGCATGCCATTACCAGGCTGCGAGTCCGGGCTCTCGGGGCCGGGTTCTTCATTCGGTACCCCGCCTATTTCGACATCCCGGTCGTCGGTGGGGATCTCATCGAGGTCACCGTCGGCGGCGTCGGACTGCCCGGCGATCTCGGCGGGTTCGGTGGGTACCCTGACGGCGGACGTGGCGGTCTCAACACGTTCGTCGATTCGATCCCAGACAAGCGAGGCATGGGCGGGTCCGGCTCGTGCCGGATCCACAGGAACGGGACGTTGATGGCCGTGCTCGGCGGCGGCGGCGGACGCGGTTCGTTTTGGAACGGCACTACTTCATCGTTCCAAACAAACGGCAACGGCGCAGGCGTAGCGGGCCCCTACTACCAGCCGGGAACCCTCAACGGTGGCAACGCCGGGACGAATGCTCCGTCCGACGGCGGAGGTGGCACCACCTTGAATGGCGGCCCTCTCGGCGCTGGCGGGACGGGTGGATCGGCCGGATCGTCATACTTGGGCGGCAACGGCCGCAACGTCAATAGCGCCGGTAGCTTCGCGCAACGTCCTGCCGGGGGTGCAGGAGGCGGCGGTGGCGTGAACGGCGGCGGTGGCGGCGGGATCAACAGCGCTCCGGCATTCCAGTCTTGGTCTCGTGGCGGAGGGGCCGGGTCCAACTTCTTCCATGCGTCCCTGACGTTCCCGATCCAACTATTCACCATCGGTACAACGTCAAACCAGGACGCCAGACTCTGGTTCTTCGAGGGCTGACAATCAGGCCCATGACCACCTCGCGCGTCCGTCGAGCAGTAGCATGCCGTCATGGGCGACCAGCTGCAAACGTCCGAGCAACTGGCTGAGAACGAGTCGGTCCGCAGATTGTCGCAACGATCGCTGTCGCTTGCTACTGCGTCACTGGCTGTGGTGGTCCTGGTCATGGTGCTGTCGTTCACTCTGGTAGTCGGTCTTGCCTCATCGGCGCAGAAAGATGCTGACAACGCAAGCGTCGAAAACGCTGCCCTTCGGACCGAGCTGACCTGCCGATCCATCGTGGTCAACGAGCACGCCATTGCACAGGGTCGGCTGCAAGCCAAGATCGCCGAAGGGCTCATCCTGCTGTCACGCGCCGAGTCGCTCGAACAGGTGGCCGCAGAACTGGTCGACCTGACCGTCGTGCTTGAAGCCGCCGCCACAGAACGCGAACAGGCGGTTGCGACCTGCCTGGTCGAACCGACGAACGACGAGTGATGAGCAAGGTTCACGAGGTCACACACAATTCGCAGTTGCCGTCGCATCACCCGTTGAAGCGGGTCAGTCTGGCGCTCAGAGTGTGGCTGGCTCTCCTGGCTGCGGTCATGTTCTGGAACGCTGTGGTCGCCAACGAGATCCTGCTGAACGACCCGATGAAAGCGGTCCCGTTCGTAGTGCTCGGTATCGTCGCGCTCGTGTGGTTGACGCATCCGTGGTCGGGTCGAGTCACGATCTGGTGCTCGGCCCTGCTCTCCGTCGGGCTCGTAATGCGAGCGGTCGAGATCGCCATGTTCGGCGCTGAGGTGTACGACGCTCGTGAGCAGGCCACCGTTTCGTCGATATGGGTGCTGATCGCAGCCACGGCGCTCGTCTTCGGGTTCTTGAACCTGGTCGCCATCTCGCGCCGGGCGGCAGATGTGCAGGTCTGGGGCCCCAGGTGATCGCCTCACTCGAATGGCTGATCGGTCAGGTCGACAACTCGCTGACAGACACGATCACCGACGTCAACCTCCCGGCGGTCGGCCTCCTGGCGACGTCCGGTGTCATCGGGCTCATCTTCATCGTCCGGTGGATGATCAAGTTTCAGCGGGAGTTCACGAACTTCTACATCGACGAGAACAACAAGCTGAGACTCCGCATCGACGACCTCGAAAAGGAAGCGATCGCAAAGGACGACAAGATCAGCGCCGCAGGGCGCGAGTTGTTGAAGTACGAACGCGAATCGGACACGCGGATTCGTGCGTGCGAAAAGACGATCGACCTCCACGAAATCACGATCGCCGACATGCAGCGCCGCCTCGGGGAGTGACGATGGGTTGAGGCGACAGGACCAGGTCGGCCAGTCGGGCCACCACCGTGCAGGTCAACACCACCGTGTACGACATTGCGTCGGACGGTGTCGTTGTCGCGTCCGTGACCGACCGGGTCGAAGCCGAGCAGCTACGTGACGTCCATCCGGGTTCGCAGATCCGGACTCGGGCAGAGACCTCGAACGTCGCGGCGGCGTTCGCGGTGTTCGTCGACGGCGTCCAGGTCGGCAGCCCGCACAACGATCCGGGTGACGCAGCGAAAGCAGCAAAGAATTGCGGTGGCATGATCCGCATGGTCGCCGCCTAAGACTGTCGGACCGTGTGCGACACTGTGAAGATGACCGCTCATCCGAACATGATCGACGAGATCCCCCCGCATGCCGACGCCGACGCCCCGGAACCTGCCCCGGATCGGCCCCCACGGCCCCCGCTGACGTCTCTGGAGCGCGTGAACGGCATCCTTGGCCGTTGGTACCGGTTGCAGCACACTGTGGACGCCTACGACGCTCTCCACAACGCTGAGCTGTCCCGATTGAATCGGCGTCGGGCCGAAGCGGTCGGGCCGACCGAACGCCGGATCTCCCGGCTGAGGTCCAGCGTCGAGGACTTCGCGGTGCAGGCGTTCCTCGGGTTCGGTGAACTCGGGCACCGGGTACCGAACGGTGACATCACGTCGCGTCCGGTTGTCGTCACGATCGACAAGACCGACGCTGACGTCGCTGAATGGTTGAGCAAGGTTCACCCTTCCGCGGTGGAGATGCGACCGCAAGTCGACATGAAGAAACTGCGGGCGTGGATCGACGCCCGGGTCAAGGCCGGGCATCTGCAACGCATGGTGTCGAAGCCGCTTCCTGATGGGGACGTCGAGTTCTCCATCGTCGACGAGTCGAAGGGCTGGCCGTGGGAGTTCGAGCGCGACCAGGTCGGTGTGTGGTTCTGGACTGAGGAAGGCGTCGAGACGGAGATGGACCTCGAACTCGTCGAGGGGGACGTCCTGTTCGGTGTGTCGTGGATCCCGAACGGGACGCAAGGCTCCGGCCGCAACTTCAAGGTGAAGCTGTGATGAGCGACCAGCCTGACGGCCAGGACAGCGAGTCGTTCATCGAGCTGACGGAACCGAAGCGAACGGCACCGTTCGCTCATGATCGGGTGACCGGCAAGTTCGTCGCTGGGACCGATCCACGCGACGCCGTCCGTGAGGTCATGGGTGTGTTCATGGAACGAACCGACGGCACGAACGCGATGCCCTGGTGGTTGCAGTCCCCGTTGCGGTGGTGGCATGCCGGTCCGTCCGGATGGAAGCGTGGTGATCTGATCCTGCCGCCGTCGGTGACCGGTCGAAGGCCGTTGCTGAACTCGGATCCCGAGTCGGTGTATGTGACGTCGGAGCGGGGTGAGGCGTTGATGTACGCGTCGCAGCTGACGATGGCGCAGGAGGGTCGGTGGCCGTCGTTGTACGAGGTGTCGTTCAACGTGGAGCCGCAACCCGACGACACGCAACCGGAGTCGACGACGTCGTTCCGTGTGCCGCAGGCCACGATCCGTCGAGTGGAGTCACCGTCGAGGGTCGAGCTGAACAACGCGATCGGTGAGATCCTTGAGGTTCACCGGGTGATGCTCGCCGCCAGTGTCGTCGCTGCTGCTGAGGACGAGGCGCGCCGGGCCGCTGAGTGATCTGCGGTTGGGTGTCGGACAGCAAGGCCCGGTGCACGCAAGAGGCGACAGTGTACGCGATGGGTGTCAGCTACTGCGCCGGTCACGCCCCGAAGGGCGAACCGAACTGCTCGCATTCGCTGGCCCCGTCGGGACGTTGCGCGTGGTGCGGAGCCCCGACCGGGGGTTCGTCGTCGCTTCGTCTCGTGGCAGAGACCACCGACACGCCGGGCATCGACGAACCCGGAACTCTGTGGTAGCGCCGTAGCCGCCGTGGAAGAACAGGGCCGGTTCGGCCCATACGGTTTCCACGATCTGGTTCCCGCACGTCGGGCAGCGATCCAACGCCACGAGAACCAGATCCATGAGCGGGTCAGGTGAGGTGAGCACCGACTTCGGGGTGCTGGCGGAGGTGTTCGTACAGCTCCGACTTGTCCATCGCCGACCGGCCGGGAAGTTCGACGGTGCGGGCGATGTCGGCGAGTTCGGATTTCGACATGCCAGCGAGGGACCGGTCGACGTCGGTCACTTCCGGCAGCGGTGAGCGCTGCTCGAAGGCACCGGAGACAGGTTCGGTGATGTGGTCCTGTGCTGCTGCCCGGTCATGCTCGGCGGCGGCGTCGACGTGTTCACGCGAATCGTCGGTCATTGACTCGACTTCGACGATGACACCGCATTCGAGGCCTGCCTCGACGCCGGTGCCGGTCACCCATCGAAGCTCGCCCATCACGACACCTTCGTAGAGGCCGGTGGCGTACACCTGAATGGCGTCGGCCCCGTTCTGCTCACCGATCAGTGTGGGCTTGTCCTGGCTTTGCCCGTGGACTTGGATGATCATGTTGGTCTCCGTTCGTGAAAGTTGACGGTTGGGTGGTGACGCTGGTTGGATCTGGCCCGCCGGTGACTGCCTCACGATGTCGATAATGCTCTGGAACGTGTGGGTCATGGCGCGTCAGCGGATTCGGTGAGGAGATCGTACTCTGCGGCCGCATCCGGGTCGGCCACGACGAAGTCGTCGAGTGTCCACGCAATGAAGACAGACGTGTCGTCGTGGCGGGCATGGTCGAATTGGCCGTCAGGGCGCGTGAACACGAGCCACTTACCGAAGCGCTGGCTGGCGGTCATCCCCATGCCATTGCGGTCTCGCGAATGGCGTCGGCTTCGGCCGTGAGCTTGCCGAGCGTCGCGAGGGACATGACGATTTCGACGTGCTCGTCGGTGGATGTCGGGAACCGCATGATCGACGCGCGCTTCCCGTCGGGCATGGTGATCGCTTCGATTTCTACCCACTTCGGGTGAATCTGTCGGGTTCCCATCGCACGAACGTACCACGCTGTCGGACAACGAAACCGGAAGTTGTGAGGATGTCGTTCCGTGTGGGATGGTAAGCGACCGAAAACGTGAACGGGACACGACGTCAATCGTGCCCCGTTCAATCCGAACCCGTCTCCAAACAGGAAGTGGAAATGAAACTACACGCGTGTGCTCCAGACGTGCAAACCCGATCGTGACCGGGATCCGATCGAAGAACAAACGGCAGGGACACACCGTCGTCCCGAACTGGCGGTGGGAGGATCAGACACTCAACCCGTTCGAGCTACGCGTCGCCGGGTGGTTGGCCTCACACGCCGACAACTGGCGCGAGGCGTACGTGTCGCGCAACATGATCGCCGAGCGGACAGGGATCGCGGCGTCGACCGTGTCGAAGGCCATCGCCCATCTCGTCGCCGTTGGCATGGTCGTTCTGAGTCGCGACGAACCGGGCAAGCGGTGGGTGATCGAGTTCGATTTCGCCGTGTGGGAAACCCCGTCTGACATATCCACAATCCCCACAGGTTCTCCACTGGTCGCCACACGACCAGTCGTCACACGACCAGTTACTGGTCGTCACACGACCAGTAACCGGTCGTCACACGACCACATAGAAGAACAGAGAGAACAACAGAGAGAAAACCCCCAAACCCCCGCAAAGAGCGGGGGCCGCAAGGCGCGTCGATCTCAGCCACCCGAACCGCTCACACCGCTCGAACGCGTCGACGACTTCGACGAGTGGTGGAAGTCATGGCCGCGGAAACTCGCGAAGCTGGACGCTGTCACTGCGTGGCGTGTGATGCTCGGGCATCTCCCGAACGTCGACGTCCTCGTCGGTGCGTCGGCCGACATCGCAGAACGGACACGGCGCGAGCACCAGGGTGACGACCAGTGGCAGCGGTACATCCCGCACCCGTCGACGTGGCTGCGACGCGGCGACTACCTCGACTTCGACGTTGAGACAGCTGCGCCACGCGAAGCCCGTCACCCGTGTGTACTCTGCGGCGTCCCGGATCCGTGCGTCGAGCGATGCCAGGGCGTCGAGACCGGCGCGATCGAGGACATCGGCACCGAGTGCGTCTGGAGAACCACATGATCAACCCGAAGTCGTGTATCCGTTTCGTCGCCGATCACGGCGTGCACTACGAGGCGTTGATGTTCTGCTGCCCTGGGTGCGCCGAACGCGGCGGCGACGGCATCCACATGCTGCCGGTCAACTCGGCGGTCAAGACACCTTCGTGGGAATGGGACGGCAACCTCGACGCGCCGACGCTTTCACCGTCGATCCTCACCCGCACCGACGACACCGTGTGCCACTCGTTCCTGCGTGCCGGTGTGTTCGAGTTCCTCAGCGACTGCACACACTCGCTTGCCGGGCAGACCGTACCTCTGGGTGATCTGCCGACCTGGGCGATCAAGGAAGCCCAGTCACCAGCATGATCTGTGCGCTCTGTGCTGGAAGACACCACGCGATGGCATGCCCGCAGGGAGCGTCGACGCTGCGTGCTATCGGCGTTGCGCCGTGGCTATTGCAGCAGGGATGCCCTGTCGTCGATGTTGCCGACGCTCGACCCTGGTTCGCTGCGAAGCCCGGTGCGCGATCTCTCGTCGACAACATCCTGGCGGCGTCCGGGCAGACACCGCTCCAGCTCAGACAAGCGCGCGCGTCCCGGCACCTGCGAGCTGTGCCTCCGCTGTCGCAGGCCGGGTAGGTCTGTGTCGCACCATCGGGTACAGTGGGCTTAGTCCGGTTCCTTCCGGTCCACCGGTTACGGCGATCCGACCATTGCCCGGCCGGTGGCGCAGGCCGAGATTCCTCCAGGGGAGTCTCGGCCGTTGCGCGTCTGTGGCACACTTTCGGTCAATGAAGGTGGAAGCCGTCCGCTTCGTGAGCGACCGATACGAGTGGGCGTCGATGACCCTGCGCGCACCGTCGGTGTACCACCGGTGGGAATGGTCCGAACAGTCACGTCGACGCGTCGCTCACCTGCTGCCGCACCTCACCGTTGACATCGCGTACCTGCGGGTGTGGGACTGCGACACCCTCGCAGCGTGCCCGGTGTTGATGATCGACGGCATCTGGTACAACTCGCCGCGTGCCATCCCGCTCGTGCTCGACGGCGGACCTGCCGACGCCTGCGGCATCATCGAAGCCGCAGTCGACGACAACGTCGACCTGATCATCGTCGACGACACCGACCAGACCGAAGCCCTCGAAGCACTCCGTTGGGAACTGAACGCTGACGCCGACGACTACCGACGACGCCGGTCGATCATCCCGACCGACCTCTACGCCATGCGCGCCCGGCTCAGTTTCGAGTCCGAAGACGCCTGCGTCATGTGGTTCGACGGCATCGAGTGGGCGTACCGGTCAGGGCTGGACGTGACCCTTACCGAGTACCGCCGCAACGACGAACCGATCGGCTGGGAACTCACCGTTGAACATCTCGGCGAACCAACCGTGCTCGCAGCGGCGCACGTCGAACGTCTCGTCGAGGCTTGGACATCACAACGCTGAGTGTCGCACCATGTGACACACTGACCGGATGCTCCCCGGACATCACGAACCAACCCGGGCGGAACGCATCCAGTCCCCGGCCATCAACCTGACGTTCCGATCCCCGGAAGGATCCATCCGAACCGCTGAGGTGTGGCGCGAAGACATCCTCGAATGGCAACCCAACGCCAGATTCCCGTCGCAGTGGTATCTCGTCCTCGACTTCGGCACCGAGCAGGAAATCGTCCTCCTCGACGGCGAGGCGTACACCTACATGGACACCGGCCGGGTGCAGCTCGACCTCCAACCGTTGAAGATCGACACTCTCGCCGACTGGGATCCCGACACCGGTGAAGGTCTCGGCCCTCCCGTGGTCCGTTGGGCTGACGTCCCGACCGACGAACTCGGTGACCGGCCCGGCGATGAACCGACAGTCGGCCGCCCGATGGTCGGCTGGACTCGGCACCCGGTCTCATCGCGCCGACCATGAAACGCCGGTCGACCCGGGAGCGTCGTGCGCGAGACTGATTGGTACCCGAAGCTGGAGTCGCTCGCCAAGCAGCACGGGTGGCGGGTGAAGCACGACCGAACCGTGCAGCAGGCCAACGGCCGTCACCTCACCGCCCTGTCCGGTCACAAAGGGTGGCCCGATTTCGTGTTCTCCCACCCGGCACGCAAGATCACCATCTTCCGGGAGATCAAAGAGGCAAAGACCGTCGTCGAGGAGGACCAGAAAAAGTGGTTGGCGACCCTGGCAGCGTCCGGGCTCGACGTCGACATCTGGCGCATGCCCGCAGACTGGCCACGCGCCGTCGCAACACTGTCGTTCGGCCGGGCCTCACCCGAGCAGTCACTGCTGTAACCGGCCGCTGCAATAGGATCCGACCATGAGTGTCCGCCAGTTCCGTTACGACCCGAATCAGCCTCGTGTGCCTGCTGGTGCGGCCGGTGGCGGCCGCTGGGGTGGCGGCGGTTCGTCCGGCGGTGAGATCGTCGGCGACTCCGGTTCGGTCCTCGGGGCGCTTCGATCGCTGGGGGCCAACGAACGGTTGCCGTCGAGAGCGGAACTCCAAGCCGGTTTCGACCCGGTGCCAGAAACCGACGAGATCGAGTCGACGCTGCTGCCTCACATCGGCAGTGACGGCAAGCTGACCCCGGCCCGTCAAGCAGTCCATGACGACATCATCGCCACGGCCATGACCGACAAGAAAACTGGCAAGCCGTTCCCACGGTCGACGAACAAGAAAGCTGTGGTCATGGGTGGCGGCGCAGCGTCGGGCAAGTCGTCGGCAATCGAGGCGGGTTTCATCGACGTACCCGAAGGTGCCCTGACGATCAACCCGGACGAGTTCAAGGTGGTCCTGCCGGAAACCACCGGTCCGTCAAACGAAGGCAAACAAGGCAACGGGCTCGCCAACGACCATCCGGGTGCGTGGGCGTCGATCGCTCACGAGGAGTCCTCGTTCCTCGCGAAACGGCTGACCACCGGTGCCTTGGAACGAGGGACCAACATCCTGATGGACAAGACGTCCAAGGACGGGCCGAAAGCCGTCAAAGAGATCCAACGCCTGCAACGCGAAGGATACGAAGTCGAGGTTGCGTACGTCACCACCGAGATAGATCAGGCCGTCGCAGGCGCTCTGGAGCGCCAGAAAACGACGGGTCGCGGCGTCCCGGAATCCGTGCTGCGCGACGGGCACGTCGGCGCGAATGCTGCGTTCCTCGACGTCGCCTCACAGACAACCGCCCGGTCACAGTTGGTCACCACCCTCCCGAAGTTGAACGGGGTGAAACAGGCTCCCGTACTGACGGCGGTCGCTGACGGTCAAGGCAACCTCGTCGTGCACGACCGGGCTGCCTGGGAAAAGTACCTCGGGCGCGTCCCTTCGATCCCGACCACGTTGACGCTGTCGTTCCTGCAAGATGAAGCCCTCGCAGCCGCCGCAGGTGTCGCACAAGGTGGTACAATGTCAAGTATGAGGAAACCAATCGGAGACAATCGAATGAAGGTGCTCTACGGGGCAGCCATCGCTGGGAAACGCCCGCCGGGCAGGATGACCGCCCACGAGACGGCCACGTTCGACAAGCTGGTCGTGGAGATCGCCGAGATGAAAGCGAACGGCATCTCACCGGAGTACGACATCAACGACGTGTTCGCCGACACCGGCATCGTCGCAGTGACCACGCCACGCGCTTTCAAGTCCGTCGACTAGAACCCGAGCTGGCGTCGAGCGGTCGTCTTCGCCCGGGCGCGTCCTGACCGCGGTACCAGCTCGACGAGGTCCACCCATGCCAACGAGGCGACGTCGACGAGGTCGTCATGCTTCGCGTTCGGGAACGCTGCTGCTTCCTCGATCAGCCATTGCCACCAGTTCGGTGTCTCGAACGTCCCGCCGACGTCGCGACGGCAGATGTGGACGTGCATGGAGCCTTGCTGCGACGACAACGGGTACGCCCGGACCGTCTTGTCACCCGACGACGACAGGAACTTCACCGAGTTGAAATCGGGCAGCACTTCGAGCAGGTAGTCCGACTCGACGTTCTTGCCGGACGAGCCCGGTTCACGTTCGATCCGGATGTGCACGACATCCCCGAACCGTTCCCGGTCGTACTCGGCGGTGTCGCGAACAAAGGCCTTCACTTCCGGCGCAGTCAGCCGGTCCCGGTTCATCTCCAGGATGTACGGCATGCGGGTGGCGTGGTGGTACGCCATGAGGCAGGTCGCGGTCCAGTCACCCTTGACCGACGCCGCCAAGTCCCATCGCCGCACCATCGTGTGCGGCCCGGCGGGCATCGCGTCCACCCGAACCCAATCGGACCGCTTGAACATCTCGCCTTCGAGCGGTGCCGGGCGTTGCTGGTACAGCCCAGCCCACACCATCTCGCCGACCTCATGGCGGATCTGTTCGTACTCCTCGACGTCGAACCAGGGAACACCCGGCTCCAACTCCGGCCAGAGCGCCTCGCCTTCCCCGCGCCGCCACTCGAACAACGGCACACCCATCGACTCCAACCGGTCGCACCAGAAATCGCCGAGCACCGACCTTGTCGACTCGTTCTCCTCAGCGATCGCAGGCAGCTTCACGAACAACCACTGGTTCTTCGCTTCGTCCTGGGCCCGCAACCGGCCGATCAGATCCATCTCCGCCCACCGGGTCTGGATCACCATCAACGCCGACCCGGGAAGCAGACGGGTGCGCGCCGTCGACGTGTACCAGTTCCACACGTCCAACTGGTTTTTCTCCGACGTGGCCTCAGCGAAGTTCTTATGGGGGTCGTCTATGAGGAAGTTCGACGCGCGACGACCGGTGATCGAACCGCCGACACCGACGGTCCACATGCCACCGTTCTTGCTCGTCCGCCACCGGTCGGCGGCACGCGAGTCCTGCATGATCCGGCACGTCAGGACGTCCTGTGCCATCTCGATCTGGTTGCGGACCCGTTTGCCTTGCTCCTCAGCGAGCGTCCCGGCGTAGGACGCCAGAATGATCCGGCGACGCGCGTCGTGCTCCAGCAGCCAGATCGGGTTGTAGAAGTCGACGATCTCCGACTTGCCCGAACCAGGCGGCAAGCTGATCCCCAACCGTGGGACGATCGGCCGCCGGTTCTTCAACGTGGCGGACAGGTACAGCAGCCAGGAGATGAACTGGACGTGCTGTGGTGCCTTGTACGTCCGTTCCGACAGGCGTCGGCCCATCGTGTGCGGCATGGCCTTCCAGGCCCGCTGAGCGAGATCGTGCTGTGTTGCCATTGCCGGTTAGGCGTTGGAGCGTTCGTTGGCCTCGATGTCGTCTTCGATCTTCGCAGCCATCGCCGCCAACTGAATCGCGGTGGCCGGGTCTTCGATGAGCGCCGTCACGGCTTGTTCGCGAATGTCGTCTTCGTCGATCGACGAGATGGCTTGCTGCTCACGCCAACGCGCAGGCCAGCGCCGACCGAGGAAGTCGAGACCGAGTTTGCCGTTCTTCAACGCTTCGTCGTACACGGTGTTCGACAGTTCGATCTCCGCTCCGGACTCGTGGTAGTTCACGAGGCTGAACAGGTCAACGAGAGGCAGCACCTCGATCGGGATGTGAGCGCGATCCTCCGAGGCGTTCGCGTACTCTGCGCCACGCAGCAACAACGAGGTCATGTCGTGGAACCCGTGACGTCTGCCAGTGATAACCAGGTGCGACCCGCGAGCGATGTCAGCGAGGACGTCCCCGATCGGCGAACCGTCGGCCCACTCACCGCTCGCAGGATCCCACCCGATCAGCATGCGGACCGGCGCGCCGTGCGCCGTCGCCCACTGGATCACTTTCGCTTGCGGCGTCGGCTCGGCGTCGGCTTTCGCTTTCGCTGCGGCCTTCGTGACCGTCCGACACTTCGGTGTATGGAACCGTTGCCGCTTCGTTTTCGGTACGAACATCACACCGCAACCCGCGCACTCCTGCTCCGGGAGCGGTGCCTTCGCCGTCATCGGATGCACCGTAGCAGCAGAGTGTCGCACCGTATGAGACGATGTTCCACATGAAACACGGCGATGCCCGATGAGACGCGAGGAATGGGAGGCGTTGAGCGCCGACGATCGCCGTTCGTACGCCAACACAAAGAGGGTATGCCTGACGGCCGGGTGTGACGAACCGGCCGGTACACCGTGGGGCAAGCACTGGTGCGCCGATCACGACGACGAACGCATCCGTCGGATCTCGACGCAGCTCGCCGAGATCCGACGCGGTATTACCCGCCCGCCTCGCTGATGTGTCGCACGGCGTGATACAGTGCTCTTGCGATTGAGGGTTGTGGTATCGCGAAACTAGGCCCCACCCGGACGGACCGGTTCCGATCCGGGATTCACTGGAGGAAGCGTCCTCGATCGTAGGGGCCGCCCCAGCAGACGTGCTGGGGCAGCCCCGAACTTAGGTGTCGCATGACCTGGTACGGTCCGACGCATGATCCAATTCAACGCCTGGAACCTTGCACGCTCATGGGCCTCGGTGGCTCTCGCGCAGTCGGAAGACGACGGCCGCCCCGTGCTGTACCGCACCACCCTGATCGAGACGTTCGAGACCGGCATCCGGTTGCTGTCGACCGACACGTTCGTTCTGCTGAAAGCGTGGGTGCCGAACACCGACAACGACGACGCCCCCGAACCGTTGATCGAGGAACTCCCCGACGACGTCGCGATCTGCCGTGACCTCGACCATCGGGTGCTCGGCCTCATGAAGTACGCGCAGCAACTCACGAAAGCCGACGGCCACGACACCCGAACCACGATGGAGTTCGCTGTCGGCGAACAGGACGGCTCCGACCACAACACTCTCGAAGGGTTGGCTGCGTCGACGGTGCATTTCCGGATCGTCGAGAAGTACGACGAGTCCATCGAGACCCCCATCTTCGAGGGGGTGTTCCCGAACTGGCGGCCGTTGTGGCAGGGTCACAAGTGGGCCCCGGCAGCCACGATCGGGTTCGGCGCGAACGGCATCCTCCGACTCGGGAAGCTGTCCGGGCTGTGGGACAAGGCCGTGATCCGTTTCGATCTGGGCGGATCGGTCGGCGTCGCCCGCATCCGCATCGAAGGCCCGTCCGACGTGAACGTCACCGGTCTCGTCATGCCGACAGGCAACGCCGGTGAAGAAGTCCCGCAGTCTGAGGAAGCCGACGTCGAAGGTGAGATGCGCGAGTTCTCCGAACACCTCGACGACTGGTACACGGAACTGCTCCGCACCGAAGTCACCGACGACAACACCGCGGCGATCCTCGCTGACGCCATCGACGCGCAGGTCCGACGCGCCGCCGAGTTCGTCGTCGACGCCGGGTACGCCACCGTCAAGTCCGTAGCGGCCGCTCTCGACATCACCGAAGACCACGCCGAGACCATCCTCGGGCAGCTCGCTGAGGACGGCGTGATCGGCGAAGACGCCGACGCCGACACCGGCAAGCACGACATCGCACCCGCCTACAAGACGTCGGCGGATCTCGGCGACTACCGCCAGCACGAACCGGTGATCAACGAAGGCGACGACCCGCTCAGCGCGAACGCGCAGGGCGACTCGATCGCCGAGTTCGACACGCTGGTGCGTCAGGCGAAGGTGTTGGTCGTGACCTCTCAGTTGGGTTCGACGTCGATGATTCAACGCAAGCTGATGGTCGGGTTCGCAAAGGCAGGTGCGATCATGGACGCACTCGAACAGCAAGGCGTCGTCGGCCCGGCATCCGGGAACAAGGCCCGTGAGGTGCTGATGACCAGCGAGGAACTCGACGCCGAAGATGGCGGCGGCACCTGATCCGATCGTCATCGCGCCGCCGAAACTGATCGGCTGCCGCACAGTCGCGCTTGTGTTCGGAGTCAGCGCGCAAACAATCCGGGGTCTGGTGCACTCCGGCGACATTCGTGTCCAGCCCGGCTACCTCGGGTTGATCTCCTACCGGCACGTCTGGAACGCTCACGAACTGTTCGCCTCGATGTATACGTCACCGATGGCGTTGTGGGATGAGATCGCACGCGTCGAGCATCGGATCCCGGCCACGGTGTGGTGCGCCGTCGGTGACTGCGAGGAACCGGCCCACTTCCTGCGACTGTGCTCACACCATCTGCGATTCTTCATGAAGGTGTGGCGGCGCGCCGAACGATCCACCCTCGCGCAGTGGCGGCTCCTAGCGATGTGCCAGTGGGTCGTCGAACGCAACGCTCACCTCACACCGCCGTCCGGGTGGGATCCGTGGTCAGGGGTGTGCATGACACCACGCTGCGTTGGCGTGACTGACGCCAACGGCCGGTCCGGTCCGTTGTGCCCGGCGTGCTCGGCGAAGTTCTGGAACAACGAGGTCGGATCCCGACGCGGATTCGGCACCTGATCTGTCGCACACCGTGATACACTGGTGGTGTCGGATCTACGGAAGGAAACCAGATGACCAACCCCAACTCAGCGATCGAGATGATCGAGGTCGACCTGACCCTGTGCAACCAGCACGACGCCAACGAATGCCGGATTTGCACCGAGGTCGACAACCTGCTCTGCGACCGTGGCCGCAGTTGCGCCGGGCTCCGCATCGGCGACCTGCCTCAGCCCATCGGCTACTACCTCGACGAGAACGAAGTGTGCCGCTCGGCGTACACGTTCCGGTTCGTCGACACCGACGAGTTCTTGTTCTGCGAAGACTGCGCGATCGACATAGCGGAGACCGGCCGCAGCGGGGTGACTAACTCGATCGTGAACGGCACCGTCGACGGGTACGACTGGTTCGTCGATGCCGCTGACGGCCGGTTCCAGGCGTTCGTTGCGTTGCACGGTCGCGACCACGGCGCAGTGTGGGAGCACGAGGGCGGTGTGTTCGACACGTTGACCGAAGCCGTCGACGCTTCACGCGGTTGGGCGCAACGATTCGCACGCGAGGAGTCGACCTGCGAAGCGCGCGATGTCTCACGCTCGAAGCACCCGACGGACCTGGCAGTCCCGACGACGCTGACCGTCGAGGAACTCGACTTCGTGCTCGGTTTCTACACCGACGACGATCCGACGACCGTCCGCACCACCCTGATCGAAGCGTGCCGCCGGGTGGTCGGTGAGATGATCGCCGAGATGTTCGAGTCCGGAAAGATCCCGAACCACGACTAAACGTCGCACACCGTGGTACACTTACCATGTCGGATCAACCAGGAAGGACCACCATGTACGAACGCTCTTACGGTGACAATTACGACGGGGATCGCCCCGTCAAGGAAGACGCCGCGCTCATCCGTGCGAAGATCAAGACGCTTGTCAAGGCCGGGGAACTCCCCGCCGACTGGAAGTTCAGCGTCCGCTACCGCACCGGCTCCATGATGCGAGCGATCGACGTCACCGCCACGTCGCCCCGCTCCACGATGCTGATGGAACCAGCGATCATCTGGGCCGGTTCGGAGCCCCGAGTGATCGAGGTGCCTGCGCCCGACTACTTCGACGGTGACTGGATGAACCTGTCGCTGAGCCCCGGTGAGCGTCACGAGATCCGCTGGTGCGACACGGCGACCGCCGAGACGAAGGCCGTCCGGGCCGTGCTCGATCCGCTCGTGTCGTCGTACAACCACGACGGTTCAGAGTCGATGATCGACTACTTCGACGTGAAGTTCTACGGGGCGGTCAACATCCACACCGCCGACGGCGTCGACCGGTTCGAGCGTCCTGCACCGGCGAGCGTGTACGCCTGATGCGCTGCCAGTCGCTGATACTTCGCAGCGGCGGCTACTGGTCGCCGAACAAGTGCTCCCGTGATGCAACGAAGGTCGTCACGCTCAACCAGGGCACACCACGCGAGGAGATCAAAATCGTGTGCACGCAGCACGCGAACGGGCTGCTGCGCGTGGTCCGCCCGGCCGGGTCAGTGATGGTCCGTCCGGTCGCTGCGTCCTGACGATCACGCGACCACCAAACGGTGGAAACGTCGCACACCGTGGTACACTTACCTTGTCGGATCGAGGAAGGATCGAAATGCCCACCATCACGTACGAGCCAGTTGAGTCCACCGTCGAGGAAGTCCCGACGGCGTTCGGTGAGCGCATCGCCCGCAAGTTGAAGGCCCTCACGAAGCGCCTCGCGAAGATGGGCGTGCCCGCCCCCACCGTCGAGTTCGGCCCGGTCGTCCACATCGAGTACCCGGTCGAAGGCAACGAACTCACCTCCGGCCCGAAGGCGACGTACCCGGCATGGGAGACCGTCACGGTCAAGGGTTTCGAGGCGAAGGCCGACGGCTGGACCGGTGTTGCGGTCCTCGACTGGACCGTCTCGCCTGACGAGGCGTTCGTCGCCCGCTTCCCCGGCCACACCGACGAAGACACCGCCCCCGCCATCTCCGACGAACTCCGCACCCGTGGCCCGGTCTGCGACCACTGCGGCACGAAGCGCACCCGGAACAACACGATCGTGTTCCTCCACGACGACGGCCGCACCATCGCCGTCGGCACCGGCTGCGTCCTGGAGTACCTCGGTGTCGACCCCCGCACCATCCTGATGCTGTCCGAGTTCGTTGCGTCGGTCTCCGACGACGACGACTTCGGGACCACCGTCCGCCCGTCGCTCGACCCCGTCGAGTTCGTCGCTCTCGCCGCCGAGCTGACCCGCTACTTCGGGTTCGCCCGCTCCGCCGACACGAACTCCACGAGGGAACTGACCACGTCGATCGGGATCATCGGGCTGACCGCCTCGAAGGCCGACCGTGCGCTCGCCGCCGAACTCGCCAATGAGATCGACATGGACCGGGGCCGGGTCAAGGCCGCAGCGATCGCCGCCTGGCTCGCTGAGGGCACCGGCACCGACTTCCTCCGCTCTGCGAGCGTCGCCCTTGGCGGCAACCCGGTCGAGGTCGGTTCACGCCACGCCGGGATCCTCGCCGCTCTCCCGTTCTCCCACGACCGCCACATCGGCCTGGTCGCCGAGCGTGACGCGAAGCGCAAGGCTGACGCTGAGGCACGGGTGCTCGGCGGGTTCGTCGGCGAGGTCGACGGCAAGATCGAGGTCACCGGCGAAGTCGTCTTCTACAACGTCTACGAAGGCACGTACGGCTCGAAGGCTCGGGTCACGATCCTGACCGCCGACGGCGACCGGGTCACGACGTACGGTTCCGGCAACACCGTGTTCGGCTGGGCGACCGGCGACAAGGTCAAGATGGTCGGCAAGGTCCGCTCCCACGACGACAGCGTCGACTACGGCAAGACCACCACCCTCGAACGGGTCAAGATGGTCGAACTCGACGCCGACGGCGCACCCCTGCCGGTGTGCTCCGCCGCCCGCTGCACCCGGCCCGCCGCCGAGTCGCCCTGCGACGGTTGCGGCAAGCTGGTCTGCGCCAACGGCCACGGCCGGGGCTACCGAGACGAGTTCTACTGCGACACCTGCATCAACCGGGTGTGGGAAGACGAGCGCCGCCGGGAGCTGCTCGCAAAGGCCACCGTCAAGGCCGCCCGGGTTCTCCTCGGTGCTCCGCCCGCTGGCAGCCCCTTCTCATCGTTCCGGCTCTCCGCCGCCCAACTCGAAATGCTGGTCCCGGCATGAACCGTCCCTGGTACTCGCTACTCAACCTGGCCGACATCTGGAAGAACGACAACATGCCGTTCGCGCCAACCGCGAAGGAAGTTGCGTTGCCCGGCCCGCCGTACAACCGGCGCGACCTGATCGTCGGCCGCATCAAGATGCTCAGCCGGTACGTCGAGGATCACGGGCGCGACGACTTCGACGAGGATCTCTGGTGGATCGTCGACGAGATGTCCGACGTCCAGACCGAGGACGACTTCGACATCATCTGGGACGCGTTCTACGACTGGGCCGACGAGCATCGCATTTGGGTCGAACTCTGGAACCCGGAAAGGACGCTGGTGACCCGATGACTGCGAAGAAAGCTGTCACATCGACACCGTGCGCGAAGTGCCCGTGGCGCGTGAAGTTCAAGGGCGACGACGACTACCTGCGTCCCGGGCGGCGCGCCGGGATCATGCGCGACATGCTCGCCGACTCGACGTTCCCGTGCCATGAGACCCTCAGCGGCGCTGATCAAGGCGACGACTACGACGAACTCGACACCGACGACGGCGTCGACTACTCGAAGTCGGTCGAGTGCGCCGGTGCTGCTCTGGTGCTGCTACGAGCCGAACGGTCCACGCAGATGCTGCGGGTCATGGAACGCATCGGGATGGTCAACCTCGACGAACTCCTCGAACACAACGCAGACGTTGCGTTGTGGACTCTGCGTGAAGCCCTCGACGAGACCGAGGTCGTAGCCGCCGTCGACGAGGACGGCCGCGAGACCGAAGGCACATGCTGCGTCGTCAATCAGAACTGCTCCGCCCCGGCCGGGTACATGATCGGCGGCGAGGTCGTGCACGGCGAAGACCTGATCGACACCCGATGCCCGGAGTGCGACGAGTTCGTGTGCGAAGAATGCTCCGATGATGACGGCGCTTGCCTCAACGGCCAGTGCTCCCAAACCGACGAGGACGATGACTATGACTACTGATGCCGCCCGACGAGTGCGTGAGTTCCTGGACGCGTACCCGAACGACGGGTCGTCGAACGTCGACCCGGAACACATCTACACGTACGGTGCCGACGGCGAGCTGCACACGCTCAACTGGTCCGACCTCGACAAGCTGTGCCGGTTCTTCGAGACTGTGATCGCCGGATCGCTCGACGGGCTGTCGGTCGAACTCCCGTCTGCGTACGACCCGAACGGCACGAACGCCATCGCGTGGCGCACCGGCATCGACGACTTCCGCAACGCCTTGTCGCACGATGACGTACAGTCTGCTCCATGAGTGTCGACGTGTTCGTGGCGAGCCAACCGGGACCGGTCGATGGTAAGGCACTGGTCGACGAGCACGGCGACGCGAAGGCCGAACGTCTCGCCCTGTTCTTCGACGAGTTCATCGACTCCGACTTCGGTGTGTCGGCCATCTCGTGGAAAGGCCAGTCGATCATGCTGGTGAAGCACGACGAGGTCCGCCATGCACACATCGACCCCGGCATCGACGCCGAGCTGTGAGCGATCAGCACCTACCGTTCTTCGCGCAACGGCCGACGGCGCGTCGCCCGTTCGGTAACCGGCCCGACATCGGGTTCGTCCCGTCGAACGACCGACCGACCTCCGGCGAGAAAGCGCGCGGTGTCGTGACGCTCGACGGCACCTGGCTGGTCGCGACGTTCTCGCACAGGCACCTTCCGTTCGTGCGGGCGATCAAGTCGATCCACGGCGCGCACGAGATGCCACCACCGAAGTTCGACACGAGCCGCATGTCCTGGCTGGTCCACATCGGCAACGTCCGACAGGTCCGCCACCTCTCGCAGCTGCACGGCTGGGAGGAATCGGAGGCCGTCAAAGCGATCCCGGACATGGACCCGGGTGACGTCCCGTTGCTGGTGTCGGCTGAGGGTGAGCAGCTCGTCCTGATCGGCGCGTACCGTGAGGAGACCTGGAAGGTGCTCTCGGAGGGCGGCGCGACGTACGAACGCCGGTCGGGTCGCTGGTTCATCCCGTACGAGTTGGCGCTCGACGTGATCTTCGACCTCCAGAAACTCGGTCGGATCAAGTTCGTCGGCGACCGCAATGACCTGATGGACCGTCTCGACGAAGCCGCTGAGATGCTCCGCTTGTCGAGGGCGTTGAAGAACACGTCCGGGTTCGAGATCGCCGACACCGTCACCCGTGACCTGCACGCACGCGAGTTCCAGATCCCCGGCGTCGAGTACCTCACCCGATCGGTGCGCGCCTTTGCGTGGGCGACCACCGGGGCAGGCAAGACCACCGTCGCTGCGGTCGCGCTCGAACAACTCGACGCGTTCCCGGCGTTGATCATTCCGCCGTCCGGGTTGAAGACGAACTGGGTCAAAGAGTTCGCGGCGATCCTGCCCGACCGTTCCGTGCACGTCTGCGAGGGTCGGACCCCTGCGGCCATGCTGCACATGCCCGACGTGTGGATCTGCAACTACGACGTCCTGCACTACTGGTGCGAGTTCTTCATGGACGTCGGGCTCCTCGCCGTCATCGCCGACGAAGGCCACCGACTGGCGAACCCGTCGGCGCGCTGGACGAAGGCCGCGATCAAGATTTCGGAGTCGATGCCGTACGAGGCCGCCCGGTTCATCCTGACCGCGACACCTGTCCGGAACCGTCGCGCTGACCTGGCCCCGCAGTTGGCGTTCATCGGTCGCGAAGGCGAGTTCGGCGACAAGAAACAGTTGCGCGAGGACGAACGCCTGTCGCGACGGATGCGGACGGTGTGCGCGTGGCGACCCGACCCGAAGGAAGTGCTCGTGTCGCTCGGTGTCGTGAACGCCGACGGCTCGATCGACCCGGTCGAGAACCGCATCTCCATCGACGGTGACCCGAAGGTGATGGCCGAGTACCGCGAGGCGGAGGCGAACATCTGGGCGTACCTGACCGGCAAGGCCCGGGAGAAAGCCATCGCGCTCGGCAAGGATCCGGAGTCGGCTGCGGTCGAGGCCGCGATGAAGCTGGACAAGGCGCAGCACCTGATGGTCGTCAACACTCTGGTCGGTGTCGCCAACCGGGCGAAGATCAAACCGGCGCGCGAGTGGATCGGCGACTTCGAGGCGTCCGGCGACAAGATCCTGGTGTTCGCTGAACGGGTACTGATGATGGACGCTCTCCACGAGGCGACCGGGTGGCCGCAGATCCGTGGCGGTGTGAAACGCTCCGAACGTGACCGGATCGTCGAACAGTTCCAGGGCACCGGCGAGGATCTCCAGGGCATCATCCTCCAGTACCAGTCCGGCGGCGAAGGCCTCACCCTGACGGAGGCGTACCACGTCCTGCACGCCGAGCTGCGCTGGTCACCCGGCGATCACCTGCAAGCCGACGGGCGCGCCTGGATGCGGATGAACGACCCGCACAACATCACCGCCCACTACCTGGTGTGCGCCGGAACGATCGACGAGGTCCGCATGGACGTCCTCGACGGCAAACGCGCCGAGATGGCAGCGGTGACCGACGGCGACCGCATGTCGATCGCTTCGGAGTCAACATTCGACGACGTTCTGTCCATCCTGCTACGACGAGCGCTAGGAACCGACAAGTGACCCACACTGTGATACAATCAAGGGCTATATGACTTCCCGCCTCGACGACGACATCATCTACGAGTTCCGGGAACCTCTCCCGAGGTTGCCTGACGGCGAGTGTGAGACAGACCCGGTCGGTGTCATCGAGATCGCCGACCGGCTCGGCGTACTCGACCGTTCGGTGCACAAGATGATCCAGAGGGGTCGGCTGCCGCAACCGGACTACGAGGCCGTGAACGGCTCCCGAGCGTGGAACTGGCGGACGATTCTGTGGTGGGCCGGTGAGACCCGCCGCCTGAACCGTGAAACCCTACGCGACGAGTACCGCGGCACGTTCCGCATGGAGCCACCAGTGCCCCGCAAACGCACCAGGAACGTCCCTGGTGTCACCGTCCGCCCCGACGCCCGCCCGGGTGTCCCTGCGTTGCCTGCACGATGATCCAGACGGTGATCGTGGCCGGGTTGGCCGGTACCCGCCTGGTGCGGGCGTGGATGTACGAGCAGATCGGCGAACCGGTCCGGGAACCGTTGGAGGACTGGCTGGCGAAGCCGGTGTTCGTCGTCGGCGAGCCCGACATCATCGACGGGCCCCGCATGAACGCAAAGGCGTGGGCGCTCGACCTGATCACCTGCCCGCATTGCGTCGGTGTGTGGTTCACGGTCGGATGCGTCCTCGCGCTGCGGTTCCGTGTCACCCGTCCACTCGTTCTGGGCCTGGCAGGGGCGACGATCGTCTCGGCGTTCGCTGATCACTATCCGAGGTTCAACGGCGGACGGTGACCGACGGCTAGAGTTCGTCGTCATGGCTCGCGACAGACTTGCGCCTCTCGAACCGGGCGTACCTGCGAAGCGGCTGAGCCTGTTCTCGCGTTCGCCTGTGACGAAGTCGACGGAGCTGGCGATGCAACGCCCGACGTTCTCGCCGAAGGTGTCGTCTGCTGCGCTCCGCACGATCGGCGACGAGACCCGACCGCAACGCCGTCGGCGTCGGAACACGGCGCAGCAGGACCGGGTGTGGCAGGAGAAATGCTACGAGGCCCCGCTTGCTGTCGCCGAACTCGGCTACATGCTGCAACTCCAAGCGAACGTCACCGCCCTGTGCGGATTCCCGGTCCGGAAATGGGACGAGGAAACCGGCCGCTGGACTGTCAACGACCGCGACGACGACGGCATCGAGTACGACCCACGTCCCGAAGGGGTCATGGAGGCGTTGGTCGGCCCGAACGGTGGAAACTCCGAAGTCATCCGCAAAGGCGCGTATCACCTGTTCTGCGCCGGTGAAGGCCACCTGGTCGGCACACCGATCGACACCGGGTCCGGGATCATGTGGGAGTTCCTGTCGACGATGGAGCTGTACCCGGACGCCGACGGTCACCTGGTGCGCCGCCGGTCGGGGATGACATCCGAAGACGTCGAACGTCTCGACGACGACACGTACGTGGCGCGTTGCCTGTCCTCGTCGCCGATCTACTCGGATCTCGCCGACTGCCAGGTGCGTCGGGTGTTGCCGATCGTCGCCGAGATCAAGTCGTTGACGCAGATGGTCGACGCCACCGTGAAGTCGCGTATCCCGGCGAACATCCTGTTCATCCCCGAAGGCATGACGTTGCACGGTGTCGGCGACACCGACGACGCCGAGTCACTGGCGACGGACGGCTCGCAGGGAGTGCTGTACGACATCGACCAGCTCGTCGAGGAAATCTACGAGCACGTCAACCAGTCGCAGATGGATCCGTTGTCGGCTGCCCGTCTGGTCCCGTTGATCCTGGTCGGCAAAGGCGAGGAAGGCCAGTACGTCAAGGTCATCGAGCTGTCGCGTGAACTCGACGGCTGGGCGCAGGAACTCCGGGTGGAAGCCCTGACCCGGCTCTCGCGTGGTCTCGACGCCCCACCGGAGCTGATGTCGGGTCGGGCGTCAGTGAACCACTGGACGTCAGCGATCATCGACCAGGACTTCCTGGTGAAGCACATCCAACCGATCGGCCAGCTGCTCGCCGACTTCCTGACCGTGAACTACCTCCGCCCGATGCTCGTCACGTTCGAGGGCATGTCGGAGGAGGAAGCGTTCACCTGGAAAGTCGAGTTCGATCCGTCACCGGTCGCCGCACGCGCCGACGAAGCACAGTCAGCACGCGACATGCGCGACCTGCTGTCCGACGAGGCCATCCTGTCCGCCAACGGATTCGACAAGGCCGACGCCGCGTCGCCCGAGCAACGCACCGAGCGTCGTGTGTGGCAGCTGATCGAGACGAACCCGATCCTGTTCGCCCCGCTGCTGCTGCAACTGCCCGGCTGGGAGGACTACGACCTCGCTGGCGTCCTCGAAGCGATCGCCGGTGTCGCGACCGCTGGGGGTGAGGAGCCGGGTGCCGGTCTCGCGCCGACCGTCCCGGCGTTGCCCGGCGCGAAAGGTGACCAACCAGCGAACGGTGACATCGTCGACGCCACCTCCGGCAGCGAAGTCCCGGACCGACCGGAGAACCTGGCGGCGTTGACGCAGGCCCTGGTCGCTGAGGCCGACCTGGCTGTCGACCTCGCTCTCCGCAAGGCCGGTTCGAGGTTCGTGTCGCATCTCCAGGGTGCCGACGACTCGTTGAAGGCCCGGGCGAAGTCGGTGCCGAAACAGACGCTCATGTCGACGGTGACCCGTTCCGACATGGCGTCGCTCGGGTTGAGCCCGTCGCGTCTGCTGCGCGACGCATGGTCCGAACTGAACGACACGACGCTGGCGTTGACCGCCGGGTACCTGACCCGTGACGGCATGGACGAAGAACGCGCCCACGAGGCCGCGGCGCTGGTCGCTCATTCGTTGTGCAGTCGGATGCAGGACTTCCTGACGGACCGGTTGCATGACACGATCCAACGCGGCCCGAACGGGTACCGGGTGCCGACGTCGACGGTCCTTGCGATCCTCGAAGACGTCCTGCCGATCACGGTCTGAGGCTGGTGTGACCGTCGAACGGTACGTCGACCCCGAAATCTTCGAGGCGGTGATACGCGAGTCGCGTGCCGCGTACCGAGCTGCTGTCGACCTGGTCGCCCCGCAGATCACCGCCCTCGTTGCGGGCGCAGGACAGACCATCTCCGACGCCGAGTGGGAGGCGTTGACGTTGGGGGTGTCCGACGCGCAGGGCGACGGGTACATGGACGCTGTGATCGCTGCGGCGGTGCTGTTCGGGGTGTTGCCGACCGACGATCAACTGGCGAAGCTGATCGTGTTGCAGGAGAACGCGATGAACGATTTGGCGTCGGCGATCAGGGCGTCGTTGGACGAGTTCACCGAGACGATCATCGAAGACGAGATCCCCTCGGACCTGGTGCTGGACTTGCTGCTCGACAGTCCGATGTCACCGTTGAATCCGCGCAAGGCGGACGTGTTGGCTCGCACGTCGACGACGGCGTCGATCAACGCCGGGTTCGACGCGTCGTTCCAGGCCTCGGGGGTGGCAGCGAAGTCGTGGATCACGCAGCGCGACGACAGGGTTCGTGAGGCGCACGTCGCAGTCGACCGTGACGTCGTCCCGATCGGTGGCCTGTTCAACGTCGGAGGGTTCGACGCCAGATTCCCGGGTGATCCGCAACTCCCGATCGAACTGAAAATCAACTGCCGGTGCCTGCTCGGTTGGGTGGACGGCGACCAGGTGAAACAGGCGGTCGACGCCACGAAGAAAGCGTTGTACAAGACGGCGCGTCAGCTGAACATTCCGGGCCGGTCGAGGATGAACAAACCGGCGTTGCAGTTGGCCGTCATCAACTCGTTGTGTCTGCAAGGGTTGGCTGCTGGATCGGACTGCCCCGACGTGTTGGACGACATGAACATGGCGACCCTGCTGACGTACGCACGGATCGCCGAGATCCGAGGCCGGTACAGGATGCGCCGCCCAGAGCTGCTTGACGCGGTCAAGACGGCGTTCACGGTGTCGACGGCCGGTGTCGGGTTCGCTACTACTGTCGGCGATGTGCTGACCGTGTCGTCTCTGAGCGTGCTGGCCGACGACGTCATCAACGGCGACCCGGTGTCGGTGGGCATGAACGACGCAGCAGACCTCGTCGAGATCCTCGGTCGTCATCCCGAACCGGTCGATCTGACACTGGTACGGGTCACGGAGGAGTTCTTCACCGGGGTGTCACGGAACCCGTTGACGCGTGACGAGATGCCGCAGATCCCGGAGAACTTCATCGAGGACTTCCAGTCGTACATCGAAGGCAAAGGCGCGACGGTGACGCTGGAGTCCGTCGACCCGCTGGACGTGTTGGCGACACAGTCAGAACTCGACGCCCGCAAGGTCGGCAAGATGGTCGCGGCGATCCGTAACGGCCAGTTCACCCCGGAGCATCCGGCGTTCGTGTCGTCGGACGGCCGCATCCTCGATGGTCATCACCGGTGGGCGGCGCAGGTGCTACTGAACCTCGCTGGCGGCGATCAGATGATGGTGGCCGCTCGGGCGTCGGTGGACATGGACACCCTGCTCGAATACGCCTACGACTTCGCAGAGCTGCACGACATCGAGTCGAAGTCGCATGGCATGTCGTGGGATGTCCAGCAACGACACGCGAGGGGCTCGTTCGAGGGAGGCCGGTGGCGTTCGCATTACGACTCGTCGGGTCGTCCGCGCCGCACGTTCGACGTCGGTGTCCGCCCGTCGATCTTCGATCCTGACCAGGCCCGCCGGTTCAGGGAGGAACGGTCACGGATCCGCACGTACGAACGCGAACACCGTCTCGTCGAGACACCGAACCGTGAGCAGCTGGAGCGGCACAAGGACCAGTTCGGCAAGGGGCTCGACGCGATCTTCGCCGAAGGTGGTGTCGGGGTGACGACAGTCCCGTTCCGGTCGGCGTCTCGCACGAAAGGTGCACCGTTGTACGACAAGGCGGTGGTCGCTGAGGCGTTGGCCCGACCGCCGCAGTTGTCGGCGTTCGACCCTCGCACGTTGCACGCTACGCAGCCCGGCGTGACTCGTGAGGGCGTCGACTACTACATGAACGACCCGACGTACCAGTCGGTCGGTGAGACGTTCGCTGACCGTGACCAGCCAGGCAACCAGTACCCGGTGATCTACCGGAACCCGGCAAACGGTCAGCACATCATCTTGTCCGGGCATCACCGGGCGACGGCGGCGTTGCTGTCGGGCCGCCCGTTGGAGGGCATTCTCGTCGACCCGAGGATCCGTGTGGTCGGCTCGACCCGTCGCGCCGCCCGTCGCCAAAGGGCCGCCCCGGACTGAGTGTCGGAGCGGATGTTACATTTGGGTCATGAGCTACCGCGACGTCACCGTGTTGCTGCGGGTCGACACGAACCTGTCTGACACCGACTCGGCGGATCGCGCTGTCGCTCGGATCGGGCAGCGCATGACGACGACCGTCGCGTCGGACAAGGTCGCGAAGGCGGTGCTCGTTCGTCTCGGGTTGAGCCCGGAGCGCGCCGACTTCCGGATCCGTATGTCGCACGGCCCGATGGCCTGACCTTCCCGGCCTGACGGCCCCGGTGTCGTTACGATGTCGGCATGTCAACTGCCGCGATCCTCGCTGCGCTCTCTCCCGAGGCCGTGAACGGCATGTCGGCGACGTTCTCCGTGACCGGCGGTCGAGCGGTCGAAGCGATCCGTAACGGTGAGATGGTGCCGTGGGCGGGGTTCATCGTCGTCGAGGGTGTTGACACCGGCGACATGCGCCGTGTTGCTGCTGGCGCGTTGACGTGGGACGAGGCGTCGTTGCCGTTGTCGTTGATGGCGCAGTTCGTGAACCCGGTCGGCGGGTCCGGGCATGACGGCGCGATGCTGGCCGGAAACATCGTGACGTTGACCCGTATCGACCAGCGGGTCTGGGCGACGGGGTTCATCGACCCGTTCGCGCCGGGCGGTATCGACTTGGCGTTGGCGTTGGATCGAGGCACGATGCGTGGCATCTCGGTCGACCTCGACGCCGTGCAACTGTCGGAGACCCGCACGAAGCTCGGCACGCTCCGCAACATCTCACGGGGTCGGATCCGTGGGGCGACTGTCTGCCCGTTCCAGGCGATCATCGAAGCAACCATCGAACTCACTACCAACACAGAGGAGGGCGCGATGGCTGCGTCTGCCGGATCCATGACCGCCCGTGTGTTCACACCGATCGACCCGGTCGAGTCGCTTGTCGCGTCGGGGGGTTCGTCGATCCCGTTGGCCCCACCGAAGTCGTGGTTCTCGAAGCCGGGCAACCCGGCGGACATGAACCACCCGCTGGACATCTCGGCGGATGGTCGCCTGTCGGGGATCATCGCGTCGGAGGGCACCTGCCACATCGCGTTCGCTGGGAAGTGCGTCCCGGTCCCGAAGTCGCGCACGAACTACGCGGCGTTCCGTGTCGGCAGTGTGCTGACCGCGGAGGGCGACACGATCCGTACCGGCCCGATCGTGATGGACACCGTGCACCCCGACTTGAAGCGTCAGGCGTCGGACGCGATGGCGTTCTACGCTCACACCGGTTCGGCGGTCGCCGACGTCGTCCCGTACGACACACAGTTCGGGATCTATGTGGCCGGTGTGATGCGCCCGCAGGCGACCCCGGTTCAGATCCGCAATCTGCGGGCGTCGGACATCTCCCCGGACTGGCGGTTCATCAACGGCAACCCACGCGAGTGCTGTGCGCTGGTCGCGGTGAACAACGGCGGGTTCAAGGTGACGCAGGCACTCGCAGCGTCGGCCGGTGACTACGTGATGCCCGGCCAGGCAGCGTTGGCGTTGACCGCTGATGACGAGGTGTTTGCTCTCGTGGCGTCGGGCGGGTTCTTCACGGCGTCGTCGTTGACGACGTTGGCTGATGGTGACTGCGGCTGCGGTGGCGGCTGTGCCGAGCCTGCCGAAGCCCTGTCGGTCGAAGCGGTCGAGGCGGTCGAGGCGGTGGAGTTGTCGTCGGGATTCATGACCCGGTTCGGTCCTCGCCAGTTCCGCACGCCGACGGTCCGGGTGTTCCGTGTCGAGCAGTTCCACGCCAGCCACGACCAGTCGACCCACGGCAGCGGGTCCGGCAGGCCACCGAAGATGAAGAAGGGTGCATGGAAGGCCCCGGGCAGTCAGACCGATAACACGTCGGAGTCCGATGAGCCGGAGCGTCCGAAGACTCTGTCGGAGAAGGCTGAGGAGCACAAGGCGTCGAAAAAGAGGCGCTGACCCTGAGCGGTGACCCGATTCAACGGGCCGCTGCAACGGGAGAATCGTGTCACTGACCTGCCCGGCGGGGGTCTCTCGTTTCCCGCCGGGCGGCCGGGACCATGACCGGAGTCATGATCGCATTGAGGTGCTGAACCCTAGTCGTCAGGGTGGCGGTGCTGGTACTACTGTGCGGTCTGTCCGGGGAAGGATCTCATGGCGACTTTCCCCGGACGCCCGGCTGATTGTGTCGGTCGGTGTGCGACACTGTCGGTATGACTGATTCCAACGCTGACATGCCCGTAACGATTCTGCCCGGCGACGAGTACGGGTTCACTGAGCTGGACATGCCTCCCCCGGTCGGGTTCGTGGTGCACCTGGTCGGGAACTTGCCGCAGCAGACTGGGGGTGACGAGTTCTGGGCGTGGTGCAAGGTGACCGCGGATCAGCCCGGGTACTCCGAGATCGTGTTCACGATGACGGACGGGTCGACGATCGCTGATCCGTACCCGCGTCCGACCGAGGATTCACCGGTGCGTCAGGTGCGGTTGGGTCCGGTCGTGTTCAAGGTGTTCTGCTGATGACGGCCGTCGAGGAAGTGCACGAACCACCCGTCGAGGCTGTCTCGGTGTTGCAGCCGATGGTGCTGGTGTCGCGCCCGTCGAATGTGATCACGGCGTTGCATGCGGTGATGGCGGAGGTCGGCGGCATCGAGAAGAAACGCGGTGAGAACCACGAAGACGGCGCGATCAAGTACAAGTTCCGTGGCATCGACGCGATCTCGCAGGCGGCGCAACCGTTGCTCGGCAAGCACGGTGTGGTGATCGTCCCGAAGGTCGTGGAGCAGACCATCGTCGACATCACCGTGAACCGCAACCCGTGGACCGACACGTTCGTCACCGTCGAGTGGACCTTGTACGGCCCGGGCGGCGTCGACGACAAGATCGTCGCCGAGACCACCGGGATCGGCCGTGACAACTCGGACAAGGGTGTGAACAAGGCCATGACCGGCGCGTTCAAGAACCTGCTGCTCCGCATCCTGTGCATCGGCGACCCGGCCGACGACACCGACGGCATCACGAACGAAACCGACGCCCCGGAACCCCCGGCCCCACCAGTGGAGCACAGCACCGAATCGTTGGAGCTGTACGCAAGGATGTCCGAGGTCGTGCCCGGCTCAGCAATGGCGACCGTCCTGAAAGCAGCGGCCGCTCGCGAAGGCAAGAAACTGAACGCGCCTGCGTTCGACGCCGACCCGTTGTGGCGCAACGAAGTCGCCGTGCTCCTCTCCGCCGACGTGCAGATCATCGACTCGAACGGACGACCCGTCATCCACGTCCCTGTCACCGTTGTGACCGTCAACGAAGCCGACCTGGCACCAGTAGACCCCGCACCCGCAAACGGGCACACAGACGACGAGTTCGGTCTCACCGAACCCGACGCTGACGGACCAGCCGACACAGTCGCCGCCCCCGGCGGCTCCACCACCGTCGTCGACCCCACCGACGACGAAAAAACCGAAAATCTGGGGTTATCCACACCCCTCGTGGTGTCTGATGGGGGGGACGGTACGGCTGACGCCGACACCGCCGACCCTGCACCCGGCTCTGGCGAGCCGAACACGACCAGTCGACCGTTCACGGCGGAACCGTTGAAGGGTGTCGAACGCTCCGGGCGACCGGCGAAGACCCGGTCACGCTGAAACCGGCGCACCCCGACCACACACCCCTGTCGCACACCCTGCCACAACTAGACACGTCCAACAACGGACCCGCACCCAAACACACCCCGCAACCCGCAACACGAAACCCGACCCCGGACCACACCGAAGGGTAGGATTCGCGCCATGTCGGACAACGTCACAGTCACGAACACTCCGCTACCGGACTACACGGCTGCGTCTGACTGGGACGGCGTCGCCCAGCACCAGTTGGTCAAGGTCGAGTTCGGTCAGGACAACGACTTTCAGCGGGTCAGTAACCGCAACCCGTTGCCTGTGGAGTTCTCCGATGAGGTGGCTCAGTTGCTGCGGTCGATGCTCGAACGGATGGGGTTCCTGGACCCTGTGACGTTCGCTCAAAGAGTCTTCATCGCTAACGCCCCTGCGGTCACGCTGGCGAGCACGACAATCTCCTCCGGCACGGTCACCACGTTGAGCAACTCGACAGCGGTTGGCGGTCTACTGGCCAACGCCGATCAGTACGTTCAGATGCAGGCACCGTTCGCTGGTCTCCGATCGAGGATCGTGATCTCCTGACATGACTGTCGTCAGTACGTTGCGTCCTTTGCTCGACCGTAAGCAATGGGAGATGTGCGCGCCTGCGCCTGTCGTTTCGGCCGCCGGGTCGATGATCATTTCGAGCATCCTGGCCGACCAGTTGCAGATGTTCGTGGTCAGCACAACTGTGCAGTTTCTGTACGACCCGTTCCAGGACTCCTGGTTGCAGCTCCCTGCTGGCAACGTAGGTGTCGTGGCCGCAGGGTCGGGGGGCTGCTACCACCCGATGGGTTTGGCTGGTACAGCGACGGCGGGTTCGGCGACGACGTTGACGACGAACCTGACGATCCCCGGTTCGCTCGCCGGGTACAGAGTGAGGATCACCGGCGGGCCGGGTGCCGGGCGCGAGGAAGTGATCCTGTCGAACACGTTTGGCACGAACTCGGTGCTCACGTTCGCGACCGGGACGGCCCTGACGAACGCGTCGACGTTCGTGCTCATCACCGGCCGGTTCTACGTGTTCGTGGGTGGTGCGACCAACACGTTCAGGTTCTACGAAGTAGCGACGAACACATGGTCGGCGCTGCTCAGCGTGACCGGCGT